AGACAAAGATGGAATAAAATGACCCGTGAAGAACAAGCTATAATATTGCAAAACTTTCTGAATGACCTCGTAAAAGCAATTGAGAAAATTCGTGAAATAAAACTTAAAACACCTATATGACTGATCTCAATGACATCAACAAGGAATTCATATTCCACCTGATTGACACCACATGGAATCATGCCTATCAGGATAAATCTGTTCCTTCAACTATCTGGGCAAGTGAAATACTTCAGGAGGCTATAACAACTTATGTGCCCCAGCAACAAGAAGGAATTCAAAGATTTAAAATGCCAGTAGACAAGCAACTGCTTGATATGGCACTAATATTCAATGATGGACACCTAGATCCTATTAAACTGGCAGATATGGTAGCCATGTGCCAGTTTATACTCTACAGGCTACATGAAAACGGAGATATAAACATTCCTTCATCACAAGAAAAAGAATAACAATGACACCAATGGACAAATTAAAAGAAAGCCTGAGAAAAATGAGCAATGCAGGCCCTATCAGACCTTACCCTTACCCAAAAAGAGATGATCCTTCTTCAGCACTAAGCATCATCACACAGCATACACCTGACTTTGTGGAGGGTGATGAAGATACAAGGAAGGTAGCTCACTTCAGTGATCTTGCCAGTTTACTGAGGATTGAATGGGTAAAGAGATTCACAAAAGTCAAAAACTTTCACCAACTTTCCATTAACCTGATCTCTTCTGATCACTGCTTGCTCATAGCTGAATACAAAGGAGGCAAGGAGTGGTATGTAGTAGGTTACATCACACAGGTAGGACTGGGATTACCTATATGGAAACCATCAACAAAAATTTCAAGATCATGAAACTAAACATCATTAACAGGACAGCAGGAAGCTATAATGAATCTGTAGGCATCTCTGAACAGAGGGCTGATGAATTATCTGATCAGCTTGATGTTATCATGGCAGAGCTTACCAGCAGAAAGCAGACAGTGTATGTCTGTGACATCATGGAGCAGATTGCAAGGATAAGTAATAACATTGAGGAGGTCATTTACTGTACTATTAACCATTGCAATTGGGCTATGGTATCCAGAGGAATTGTATATTGCCCAACAAAAAAGAAAAGACATGACACCAAAACCCCTGATAGTAACTAAGAAGGGGGTAGTAGTAGTGCTGGAATCCAAAGCTCTTAGATGCAGACCTACAGTAAGAGGGCCAATTTTTCTCTACACTAATATTAACTCTGAGGATACTGTACTCTATTATCAGTACACACATGAAATTGTTTTAATTGCTCACTTCAAAAAACTAAAGCAATGAGTAGATTTGACAGCGAAGAATTTGACAGGATGTTTAAGCTCAATGAAGAGGATGATATCTATGAGGACATACCTGTAGATGATCCTGAAGAGGATAACTTACCTATAGCGAAAGAGAAGGTCTTTGTTACTGCTCCTGTGGATAGGAGTGGGAGATGTCCCTGCTGCAATGAGAACTGGGATGGGGGAGATATTCTTGAACAGCTATCTAAACTAGACATATTCTTTATGATACCTAAAGAGGCTAAGAAGATGGCTGAGAAATATGGATGGACAGAGTGGGAGAAGAAAAGATTTTCCAATGTGATAGGAGTGGAGTTTGAGAAGCATCTCCAGAAGACCAACATGGTGCAATGTCCTAAGTGCAGGCATGTATTCAATGTGGTAACTGGTCAGCATTTCAGGTCACTTAATGAGGCAAGGAATAACTTGTATGAATGATAACTGAAAAAGCCAGAATCCACATGTATATCCATGCTAGTTAATTGAACAAAGGACTAGGCTAAGTGGTGAAGTGCTGCCCATAACTAAATTACATAGGCATAAGAAGGATGGATGGGGCTTTCTGAATTTTTGGGTTATCTTTACTGTGCTGGATGCGTGGCAATAATTTGTATGGGATCGCTTAAATAGCATTTAGGCAATGATACATGCAGATATAAAAAAAAAGGTCAGCAAGTAGAAATACTGCTGGCCTTTTTTATTTTTTTGATTACCAATTACTTAGTCTTTGGCTTGTTCAGCTTCTTCTGTTGGGAAGGTGTTGGCAGTTCCTTCTTCAGTGTCTTATTGATTTCTGATTCAAGCATGCCTTCCTCCTGAAGCTCTGCCCTTCTCTCTGCCCTGTCTCTCCTTGATTTCTCACTGGCCTTCTTACTTGATGACTTGAACCATTCATCAATGGAAGACTTCTCAAATTGTTTCTCAGTCAGGGCTTTAGTACCCAGTGTTTCAATATCTTTAAAAATCCCAGGCAGGAAGACTTTCTTACTCTCAATGAGAAACTTGTTCTCACCAGCATGGATACCACTTGGGATGATCTCCTTATCAGCAAGATAATCTCCAAAGGATTGAACCCACTTATCAATCTCTTTATAATACCTGATCACTCCATTAGAGCCAATGATATTATTCCAAGCATCAACTGGGTTTATATACTGGCCTGCCTGTGAGGATAACTGCATGAACTTATTCATGTACAGATTATGCTTGGCCCTATCATCAGCCAGTTTCTGCTTGTATGCCTTCTTCTGAACCTCTGTCATCTTCTTCATTGCCTCTTTCTGTTTCTCCTTATCATCATCCCACCAAAGAGACTTGACAAATATCATTCCTGCTAACCACATTAATTGTATAGCTAAGTCAGCCATGTTAGCCCTCATGTTAGCTGCATCCTGCTTATCAAAGTTCTTCTTACCTACCCATGACTCAAAGGACTTATCTGAGCCAATGAGTTGCTTGCCAGCTAACAGGTTAATAGGCATACCAATTGCCTTCTTGAAAAGCTGTAAGTTAGTATACACGATTTCCTTTATGATATCAAGGAAGTTAAATGGCTCACCTTTATTTGGGCCTGTAAAGTGTCCTATTATACCTCCTCCCAAGCCAAAGAGCAGACCTGCAACAGGCCCACCAGCTATGGTAGCTACTACACCAACATGGGTGAATGCACCTGCTGCTCCATAACTCCAGTACTTACCCTTGTAACCAACAGTACCAGATTGAATATCATCCTGCTCAATAGCAAAGCGAGAATATATCTGCATAGGTAGCCATGTTTTGAACATAGCAAGTGCCTTACCAGCAGCATTGGATTTCATCATCATACCTCTTAGCTGATCATAGTTACCATGTGCCTTAACAAGTGCCTTGTTTAAACTCTCTTTAAATACCAAGTATTCTTCCCCTTGAAGTTTCTCCCAGTTATTGATGTTTTCCTCTGTTCTAAAGTCAGCAGTTAAGTTCCCATCTTTATCCATAGCATCCCATACACTTGACTCAGCTCCACTAATGCCCTTTATCTTCTTAGTCCTTAACATGGCAATCATGATAGGAGATTGGTTAATGAACTCTACTCTCTGGTTGATCTCATGAGGCCCAGTCCAAGAGAGTCTATTGGCAAAAGACTTATGGGAAGACTTCTGGAGTTCATTTTTCATATCCATCAGTACACTGTACCTGTCCATCAGCTTCCTGTTTTTCCTTGAAGCCCCTGCCTCTATGAGGCCAAAGCTGACATTCTTCAGGATAGAGACCTTGACCACATTATAAGCCGGGAATATCTCTTTGGGGTCAAAGTGTTCCCCCATTGCAGCCAGAATCATATTAGAGGATAAGCCTTCAAGGAAGTTAGTGGAAGCTGAGTTGACATTATAACCAAGTCCCAGTGTCCTTAACCATGCTATGAGGTTATCAAAAAGGGCTGTAGCAGTCCTTGCCCTGCCCAGTGTGCTTTTTATCTTAATGAGTTCAGCTATTTTATCAGGATCAGTTTCATGTGCAAGAAGCTCTTCAATTTCATTTAGCTTCTTTTTTTCTTCTGCTGAATAGATGTCAGCACCAATGGTAGGAATAGCTCTCTTAATCCTCAGACTTGCCTGTTCTGACTGAAGTTTCTTCACTCTATCCTGACTTGGGTTACCAGCCAGTTCATTTTCAATTTCCTGTAGCCTTGCATTAATCTTCTGTACTCTCTTGCTGGCAACTCCCTGCTGTCCATGTACACCACCATGCTGCAAGCCATAGTTATCCAGCACTACTCTCTCAAACCAATCTTCCATTTGCCTGTTGGCACTGGTTCTGTATCCATACTGCATGATCTTATCTTCAGGATTCTTCCTGTTCCTTCCTATGTTAGTAGTAGTAGGCTTGAGGATACTCTCATAGTGCTTCTTCATTATTTCCAATACAGGAAGAGCCTCCTGCCTTGCTGCATAAGCCATAGTCATATTGGAGAAGTACTTGCATATCTTTCCCAGGTCAAAGCTCTGTGACTGCACTATGGTATGTTGAGAATACTCCCTGATGTATTTACCTATCTGTACTACATCACCTGTCCTGTCTCTTAGCTTAGTTAATTGTTTTGCATTGGCTTCAGCAAGAGTAAGATTCACATGAAGGAACTTAGCCAGTGACAACAGGGAAGAAGTGTTCATGGCACTCAGAGGAATGTTAGTGAATCTCCTGATACTGTTTATTTGCTGATTCTTTGGCAGGTTCATGTTATACTCCTGTAAGAACTTGGTCTTTTCAATGGTCATTCTGTCATCTATGGCCCTGTGATTATTCTGCATGAACTGGTCATTGACCTTATAATTTTCTCTCTTAGTGATAGGATCAGTAACAGCATAGCCAACTTCACCCTGCTTCATTACTCCAAAGTCCAGCCTGATTCTCTCTATTAGTTTCTTGAAGGCTTCCCATAGGGAGGCCATTATTCCCAAATTCTTATCTGCTATCAGTTCAGCAGCAGTCTTCATCATAGCAGGCAGTGTATTGACAGCTATGCTTTTCTGCATACTGTAGGGCATGTTCTCCCTGATGGTCTCACATACCTCAGATACCACATCATGGAACTCAGCAAGGACAGGATTGGCTTCTATCTTTGCAAATTCAGTACTGTAAAACCCTGTAGAGACAGGAGTGCCTCCTTTGGTCTTGGTCTCTACAAAATCATATTTCTTGGTAGCTGTGTTTACCACAACATCAACAGCATTTTTACGGGGAATAAAAATATTAAAATCCATGAAGTTATTGGCCTTCTCCTTATTAAAGAAGATACCGGGAACACTATGATAGTCCTCAACTCCCAATAAAGGATTGTGATTATTATCCCACCTGACAATATCATTTTTACCAGCAGCAGAAATAAGTAGCCTGTCAGATACTCCTTCAATCTCCATTATTGTTTCAATAAAGGAATCTTTCTCTGACCTGAATCTGTCCAGTGCAACCTTCTGTTGAGCAACATGCTGGTCATAACCTTTCTTTCCCAGTATATCCATTAGTTCTTTCTGATGGGCTATAGCTTCAGGACTGGTAGCTCCTGATATCTCAGGGATAAGATCAGGATTCATAATAATGGTATTCTGTCTCTTCCATCTCTTATGTGCTTCAAAGGCTTTATTAACTGCTGTTCTCTGCTGGTTATAATCGATATAGGTCAGGGCATCCTTGAACTTCATGTCAAACTTATGCTTTGCAGTGTCACTGGCATCAAAGAACTCTTTAATGAATCTCCTGACCAAGCCTCCTGTTTCATTACCTTCCTTAGTAATCTCTTTGAATAGCTGGTAGGATGCTCCATTAATACCAATAATTCCAGATCCCCGCAGAGAGTATCCCATCCTGATAAGTTCCTTCTGCACCTTAGGATTCATCTCATCAATTTTGGTAGCTACATCTCTTGACCATGACAGCTTTCTTTCAAATGAATTAGCAAGATAAGTGAACATAACCTGTGGAAGGAGACCATTGGAAGAGAAGATACCCTGTGTGATATCCATAGTCCACATATCAATGAAGTGTGCATCCTTTAAGCCTGTCTCTGTATAGACAAGCTCCTCAAAACTAAACCTCTTATTACCATAGGTTCTCTTTACAGAGTAATCACTGTTGACAGCATTCTCAGTTACTTCCTGCTCTCTCTGGTTTACCTTACTCTGGTTATATTCAGCTCTGAGTCTCCATTGTTTAAACTGGTTCATCAACTGTGGACTTTGCTTATAGGTAGCAGTGTATTCACCAGTTAAGGTCTTCAGGAACATCTCATCTTTAGTAAAGAAGGGATTGTCCTTACCCAGTTCAAATGTTCCAGCCAGTGAATAAAAGTCAATCAGCCTTTGAGCTTCCCTGATATCATCAATATTAGAGGAGTAGGTCAGGGTATTTAGTCTTGCCAAATCTCTTTCAACATAGAAGCCCACAGCATTGACATCTCTTAACTGTTCCAAATCATCAATCTCATCTATGATACCCTTTATCTGAAGTTCATAGCTTCCCTCTATCTGTAGCTTAAGCTCCCTTTGCAGCTTGTTAAGTGTATCCAGTTCAGCCTTGGTAAGATTCTTGCTCTTCTTCTTAGCCAGTACTGCATCATATCTTCTTTGATATTCCTGTAACTGTGTCTTCTTGAACTCAATAAATTGGGGGAATGCTCCCTGAAGTGGAGGCACAGTAGTGGAAGTGGGAAAGAAACTGAGGTCTTCATTATGCAGTGTTCCTGTATTGTTCATGAGATGCTCCTGATCTATCCTTTGTGCAGCAAAGGGTCTGGTAAAATCAGGATGTCTCAGGAGTTCCTGTTCTGTGTATTGTCTTCCTTTATAGTTATATGTACACGCTGTAGCCATTAGCAGATTTTTTCTTTATTACTTAATGAAGCTATATAGGAACTGACTGAATCACTGGGGGAAGGACTGAGATCAGTAAGACTACCATCACGAAATAAATTATTCTCATCAAAGTATCCTCCTTCAGTGGTATTATCCATGTTACCCATATCCCCATGTTGCATCTGGGTGGGATCAAATTCTTCTTTCTTATTCTCAGCCTCTATCAGTTCAAAGATATTGTTAAAAGCAACTTCAGCAGCACTCCCCGGAATAATATCGACACCCATAGCTGTCAGTATCTGGTGAATCAAGTCTCTGAATCTCTGTAAGGCTGTCTTATTTCCCACTGGAACAGAGTTGAGGTACTTCTGGAATTCCTTATTAGTAAGAGCCATAGTAATGAACTCTTTGAGATTCTTGAATCCATAGTACTTATTTATTTCTTCTTCTGTTAGTGGTTCTTTAGCATCCATAGCAGCCATCACCTCATTCAGTTCTGCTCTTGGTAACTGGTTTCTTAGCCTGTTATAGAGCATGATGAGATTGGATATATAAGCAGGAGCATCTGGTTTGGTTACCTGTGGATGAGCTGATTCCAGATTATCTACATAGGGCTTAATCTGTCTTACAGTAAGACCATGTACCAGTTCATGTACAAAGGTTTGAGCCAGTTGATTAGCATCACTTAATATGGCTTCCTTGATAGTGATACTGTTTAGTTCTGATGAATAAATTCCACGAGCATTGGCATATACCTTACCCCCATGTACTATTACTTCAGAAACAGTAACCTTTATGCCACTTGCAAAAGGAACTAATTGTCTTGCCAGTGGAGCAAAAGGAGTAGTACTGTTACCAATATTTCTGGTAATCTCAGTAACATCACCAGCCCTTATATTGAAGTCAGGGTATTCTGCAGTAGTATTATCTTTTTGTAATAACGGCTGTAACTCAGGCTTGAACTTCATCCTCGCATTGATAGAGGACACTCCTATATCCACAGCAGGCTGGTATTCATCCATGCCAAAAGCCCCCAGTACAGCAACCCTGTCATACTTTTTACCATCAAAGTAATAGAGCTGGAACTTCTTATCTCCCCTGCCTACCTGTGGATCATAAACTGATACAAAGGTGGGGTGTGTCTTATCCTTGAATACAAAAGTTCCATCAGGATTTCTGATGATGGCAGCAGCCAGAGACCTCATATCATACTTGGTCTGCACCCTCTCAGGGAAATGCTGGATATACTGCATGGTGAACCTGCTGACAAAGTGATCCTGAGTACCATCTGTAGCTTTATCTTTAAGCCCCAGTAGTTTTGGATTATCATCAAATCTCTTGTTATTTAGTCTCATGGCAAGGGAATAGCCCATTGCATCAAGGTAAGCCACAGGAACATACTTGACATATTGTATAGCCTCCTGTACTGCACTGCCAATATAAGCTGCCAGTATCATGTCCTGTGCCAGTGTCTTAAGGGTATAGGACTTATTACCTATGGTGGGAAGGGAAATCTCACTGCCATCAGGATTTTTCTCTGTCAGCATTACTGACATGGCATTATAGAGATACTGCTCATCAAATTCCTCTCCATCTGCATTGTTGTACTTGGTCAGTGAAGGCATGCCATTTTTCTGAATATCAAACTCAAACCTGTTAATAAGCTGATTAGTCTTGATATGTTCATCCACTGTCTTATTGCCTATCATGAATTTAATGGCTTTAAGATAAGCAGACAGTGAGAGATTCTCCTCAGTGTCAATAAATAGTCTTGACCTTTCTTTATTTACCTCATCATCACTAAGACCATTACTCTGTTCAGCAGCCAGGTACTTCTTGATATTCTGGAAGATATGCTGCTTCTTCTCAATATTACTCAGCTCCAGTGCCTTGTCCAGAGTAGTGACTGCAAGGATTTCCTTGAAGACTGCTTCCGCATTCATGCTATCATAAGGAAAGAATCTGTTCCACATGTTATAAGCTGTCATGACTCCATCAACACTGAAAGCTCCTGATAATGTATCAGGCTTCACCATGTACTTTCCTATGCTGGTATAGCCAAGCCTCTGTAACTCCTGTAACTTACTGTCAGGTAATCCTTCCTTATTAATATAGTCTCCTATCAGGTTGGAAGCTCCCTGAATGGTATCACTATCCACTCCTATTTTATTGAGCTTCTCCCTCTTGTCAATGACATCAAAGAAAGACTTGCCTAATCCCTTGGAATCAGTATTGATACTGGTCTGTATTCCCCTGATAGCTATACCATACTTCCTCATATCCAAGAATCTTTCCAGCACTGCCCTTTGTATCTCACCATCAGGTTTCTCTGCTTTGATAGCTGTCTTGAAGTTAGTATTATTAAGCAGGCTGTCAGTTACTCTTGCATGTTCAGCAGGATCAACATTATCCCATTTCTTCTCAGGATCATACTTGGCAATCAGTTTATCTATTACAGTCTGTTCCTTATTCTTATCATAGCCAGCTACAATGGAATTGATGTTCTTCATCTCCAGCACAAAGTCCTGTATAATGGGTTGAGAGAGAAAAAGAAAAGGAATGGAATCTCCATCTTCAGGAGATTTATCAATACCTGTAAGCATGAAGACTTTAAAGACATCAAGGGTCATATCATTGAGGCCAACCCATCCCATTACTTGTAGCTTTTCATTGTCCACTGCTATCTGCTGGGCTTCAGTTACCACCTCTGATATACTGCGTGAACCATCCTGTGTCCTGTTACCACCCAGTTCAGGATCAGAAGTAACATCACCAAACCTCCATATCTTATCAATGGTTCTCTTCTTTGCTTTTTCACCACCTTCAAGGTCATCTATCTGCTCCACTAACCTGATAGACTTGCCATTAGCTCTTGTCTGCTGTGCAAGGGAATGAAATACCACATCCAGTGAGAAAGCACCTGTAGCTATTTTACCTGAAGCTCCTGAGATTAGTTTGCTCTTCTGGTATTCATCATCCAGTGGAGTCCAGAATCTTCTTTCATCCTCACTCATACCAACCAGCTTAAGTTTCTCAATCTTCTTAGCTTGTGCTTCAGCATATTTAGTGTTCAGTACTCTTGCAATCTTGGCCTGTATCTTCTCATCAGGATTATTAAAAACTGCATGATTAATTTTAATAAGCTCATTCTGCATCAGCTTTTCAGTAATGCGGGAATTAAGCCTGCGGAGAAACTTATTCTTTTCTAAATCCTTATCATCATAAGCTGCTGATTCAAAGAGGTCACCAATCAGGTGAGTTTCAGCTATCCTTGCTCTGGCCTTATCCATTACATACTTCTTGGCTCTTGGAGTAGTAGCTTCATCATACTCTTTCTTTAAATCAGTCAGGTCAGTTTCCTGCATTTCCCTGTCAGCATCAAAGAGTAACTCCTTTCTATGCTTCTCCTGAAGCATTTCCACCTTGCCTTCTTTAGTGGTGTGTGTCCAGAACTGGTAGGAGTTTTCCTTATCCACATCAAAGTCCAAGCCCTTCTGCTTGGTGAAGTTCTTGGGGACTATCATGAGATCAGCACTCTGGGCAGGCAGGAATCCAGCTATCTCAATCTGTGAAGCTGATTGGTGACCTGATGTTGGAATTCTGAAAGACAGCATAGACAAGAGTTCCTTATCAAACATATCCTGCTTCAAGGTAAAACCCCCTCCTGCCTTCTGCTCAATGTAAATGTACTTGTCATTCACCTTCTTGAACAGGTCTATTAACTTGCCATCAGCCCCTTTGAATTTAGAAGCCATGAATATCTGTGCCTTCTTTATCACTCCATTCTTCTCTACAGTAGCAGTAAGATGAGTGCCATTCCATGCAGGAGTATAAATGATCTGTGATTCATCAACTCCTTTAAGGTCTTCCTGTTTCCTCTTGATCTGGAATCCTTCTTCACTACCTACTACAGAGGAAGTGCCTGGGAATTTCATCTTGATTATCCTGTTGGAGATAATGGAGTTCAGCATACTCTCATATCTATTACTATTAGATGAGGCCCATAGAGGAAGGTTGAACTCTCCTTCATCAGTAAGAGTTAAACCTTCAATATCCTGCAGGGGATATCCTCTCTTGATGGCCTCAGACTTTAACAGGTGTTGCAGCTTACCCATTGTCCTTTCCATATTGATGGGTATGCCATAATCATCAAGGCCAAGATCATCATATAACTGGGCCTTCTTTTCTTTTATCAGGTCAATGAACAGATCATTATAAGTCCTGTGCAGTTCTGCTCCTGTCACATCATTTCTTCCACCATAGCTGAAGTCTTTAAAGGTGATGATCTCATCCCCGAATAACAACTTCATTAACTGTGTTCCTAAAGAGATAGTGTCCTCACCTGTCTTACCACTCTTGAAAGGCACATCCTGCTGTATCCTGAAGTGCTTCCTGTCCAGTACTATCATTCCACCAGTATATTTTCCATTCTCATCTTTATTATGTATGGCTTTCAGTTCTACATCATTGGCAGTACCATCATCATTCCAGACATTAATAGGGTTAGTGACACCTCCTACTTTATTTGCACTCTGGTAAGAAGCTCTTACATTCATCTTTCTATTCTTCTGAATTTCCTCCATTTCAAGCCTGAGCTTATCAAGTTCAAAAGTCTTGGTAAGCTGAGGGATAAGAGGAAAAGCTGAACACTTGATATATACCACTCTCATCAAGTCCTGAGTATCATCATGCAGTCTTCCTGTATAAACTGGCTTCATAGGCTGCATGATCTTGGTGACAAGCTGGGCCTGCTTTGGAGTAAGAGGATCACCCTTCTCAAATATTTCTGCAGCCTGATTTAATTCCTCTTGGGTGATATCCATTAAGCCATCACCATTTTTACCCAAGCGGGATAAGATATCAAGATGCTCTTTCCATGTGGTATATTCCTGTCCATCTGAAGCATCAATATTTCTGTAAGGTGCTGCTCCCTCTACACCATATAGTCTTTCAAGATAGGCAATGTTCTCAGCCTCTACACCTTCCCTGTCTGCCAGCATAAGCTGTAGGTACTGTTCCTTGGCTGAATTAGCCAGTCCAGTTCCGGGAGCAATCTGGTTAGCCAGTCTCTTACCCACATTAGTAAAAGTGTCCCTGACCACCTGTACTATGTAATCAATCTCTTCTTCATATTCCTGTCTCTTGGTAGTTGGGTCTACCTTATACATCTGTGCAGGATCACCAATGATTGCCATGAAAGAATTGGAGGTAGATATCAGGTAATTCACAACATAATCTGTAGCTGCCATCCTTGCTTTCTGCTTATTATCTCCTCTGAATTTCTGCATGTACTTCCAGTCAAAGAACTGGAGAGCCATCTCCCCTTTTTCACTGGTTCTGGTAATGCCATCTGTTTCCCATACCTGAAGCTTTTTCTTTACCAGTACATCTACATACTTCCTGATAGTGTTCTTAATACCTTCCTTAATCTCTTCATTGGTCTCTAAGAACTGGAGGTTATAGGTCTGGGGCTGGCTGTAGATAAGATCAGCAAGATTATTACCACTGAATTTAAGAGTATTGAGTGCTGGCATAAACAGGAACATCCTTGCTCCCTTATCATAGGACTTCAGGTTAGTGACATGCCCTTTATTAGCATGACTGATCATCCTCTTTAGTTCTGGCAGGACTGTTTGCTCATATAATGCTTTCACTACCTCATCTGTTATACCTCCTTCTCCATTATTAAGATCAGCATTCCCAAGATTAAGTACAGCAGTGGTCATCAGTGTCATCACATCCTTATCTGACATGGTAGGAGAGAACATGGTTCCCATCCTCATAGCCAGATTAGTGCCGGGATATTTATTCAGGACTGCTTTACCATCAGCCTGAAGCTCCACTTCTCCTTGTGTGGTGTCCCAGAAGAATCCCAGTTTGTCAAGCTCATGGTCAGTGTCAGCCAACTTAGTGATCCCAGTATCCTTATACAGCTTCTTTCCCTGCTGTTTAAAGGCAGTGAGACCTATATGAGAGACTTGGAACAGTGTCCTGAATTTGGGGCTGCTCTTAAGCATCTGTAGCCACAGGGAAGGGCTTGAATAGGAGATGCCTTGCAAATTCTGAAGCAGGGCATGGTTATCAGGGTCTTTCAGTTCCAGTACTGTATCAGTAATAAATTTACGGGCTGTAAGGGCAAAGATGGATTTCTGACCATCCCTGAAGGCAAAAGGAGAAACAGAACTATTATACTTGGCATCTAAAGTAGCCAGTGAATTAATAACAGAATCATCCAGCAGGTTATCACCTTCCTCTGTGAAGTCATGGACATCACCTTCTTTATTTACCAGTACTCCGAGCTTGGTATATAGTATCCTGAACAGTCCATTAGCACCAGTGAACAGTTCCAGTGGAGACCTGCTTTTATAGTTATGATACATACCACTGTTTAACAGTTCTGATAATGTATCAGGCTGAAGAGTTATACCCAGTTCCTTTAACCACTTATCCACCTGCTCAGGATTTCTTATATCCTGTTTATTAAGCACAGCTACCTTGAACTTATTGTCTCCTAACTTTGTGACCTGATACTCCTGATTCTTCATAGTCAGCCCTACCCTTGAACTCCTGTTTGGCAGATTAGTGTTCAGCCAGTCCAGTAAGCCACCTATAGCTGTGATGGTCATTGTCTTCTCTTCTCTTGCGGGCTGGTTTCCTTCAGCTACCCTTGCAGGTGTCACTTGTCTTATAACAGGCCAGTAGGGTTCCATGTCAAAAGGAACTTGTTCAAGACCCTTACCTATCCATGATTCATACTGCTTCATCAGTTCCTTACCCTTCTCCCTGTTGAACAGATAGTGTCCATCAGCACCAACCTCTACTATATTAAGTCCTCTTTCAGTCAGGTTACCTCTCCACTGTTTTGCAATAGCATCAGCTACTCCATTTAAGTTAGTATCATATACCTTGGTAGTCCATGTGTTTGTTTTCTTATTTTCAGTGATCATGACAAACTTCATCCTGAGACTGGAACTATCCATCACTGTGACAAACTGGCTCTGCTGTTGTTTTGTTGCCACTTTAAGTCTTGCAATAGCATCCTTCATCCAAGGTGGGGGAACTTCCAATTTCTCCAGCTTACTTATCATAGTATCAAAATCAGCAGGAGTATCAGCCAGAGTCTGCATTAGTTTTCTCACTATCTCATCTGCACCAGTGTAAGCCCACAGGTCTAAGAATCCTGTCATCTCTTTACCCTCACTGTCAAATTTCCTTATCTGTCCAAAGAACCTTCTCATGGAATAGGTCAGCTTCTTCTCAGGAGATTGTGTAAGTACATCAGTAGAGAAGTCACCACCAAACATTATCTCTTCTTCTGTGGAGTTGGTCATGGGATTCTCTTCACTATAAGGAGTATCATTAAAGAATTCATTGGTGACCTTATCCTGTGTGATGCCAGTGTACTTTGCTACCCTGTTATAAGCCTCTTCCTGTAATACATCAAAGTTATCCCTGACAGCCTGTATCTTATCCAGTTTCCTCTGGTACACTGCAAGATTGCTTAGTGTTTCCTCATCAGCAGTCTCAGGAAACTCAGCTATCATGTTCTGACCAAATTCAAGACTCTCTTTATGTTCCTGTTCATAAGGAGCTATTATTGCATCAAAAGCTTTCTTTACCTCTGCATCCACCATAGCTTTTGTCACTGTTGCAGTATCCAGATCAACCATTGCAACAATCCTGTTATACATGAAATCCACTATATCAAATTGTTCAGATGGAGTGAGACCTGCTATTCTTAATAACGAGTTCTTTACATAATCTGTCTGTGCCTCTCCCATTGGGATAGGAAGCTCACTGACATCTTCTTTTTCTTTAGGGGCAACAGCAAGGTCTTCCATGCTTTCCCCTGTTTTGAATTCCTTTCCTCCTTTGATATGATTCTTACCCAAATCTTTCTTTGCTCTCTTATCAAACTCCTCCTTCATTTTCCGCTTTTTCTCTGCTGCTACTTCTTCAGGAGATGGTTCTTTCTCTTTAGGAGCTTCCTCTTTTTTAGGAGCTTCTTCTTCTTCTTTAGGAGCTTCCTCTTTAACTCCAGCTTCCTCCTTTGTCTGACCCTCCATCATATCCTTTCTGACTTCCTCATTAGTAGCAGCAATCTTTAGCTTATCTAACTTAGACTTTAATTCATAAGTAATGATGGGCTGTATATTGGTTACCCTGTTAGGTGCTGCTTCAGTGCCAATGTTAAATGACCTCACATTAGTCTTGATCCTGTCAAGCAAATAATCTTTATAAGTGGGAGCACCCATAGTAACAGCATAGTTAGCACCTATAAGCATTACTGGCTTGTTAGCATTGAGAGCAGGAAGATCCACATTCTGTTCATAGTAAGTATCCAGATTTGCTTTTTCTGCAAAAGTAGCCGATGCATATTCCGCAGTTCTGGCATCACTGGTATCAGGATTAATGAAGAAAGTCCCCACTGCTGTACCATCAGGCTTTGCATAAGCCAGTTCACCTGCCTTACCAAATATGATATGTCCACCCTGAAAAGCTACAAAGGGAGTCTTCGGGGCAAGTTCAGTTGCAGCAGCAGCAGCTACAGTATCACCATGATTACCACCTTTTGGAGTCTTTGTCTTTGAGTTATAGATATACATGAAATGAGAGAGATAAGTCTGAAGTCCCTGTGGACTATAGATATCCAATCCCATTTGTTTTTGTATGGCATCTACTACAGGCTGGTGCAATCCTCTTCTCTCAGGATTATTTCTATTAGCATATATATTAACAGCTCTCCTGATAGATTCCTTTGCAGGTTCATCCAGCTTATCCCTGAATACAGGATAACCCATGTAGGTCTTCTTTCCATCCTTGGTTCCAAATCTTCTCACATCAATGATCTCACCAACTCTGAATCCCTTGATGTTCATCAGTGTCTCATTATTGTTGGGAAACCTGACACCCAGTTCTCCCCTTGCAGTACTAAGACCAAATTCAGAAACAGCTATAGTCAGTTCAGTATCAGGATTAGCTTCACGAAGAGTAATATTATTATATTCAGTGCCCTTATTAGTCTTTAATCCTTCAAAGGTAGTTTGACGTTTTTCAGTAATGACAATAGTAGTAGGATTCCCAGGCTCAACCAGTGTAGCTTCCCTGATCTCTCTGGTAGAAGCAATAGCAGCAGCCATCTCATTGGGGCTATTCTGGTCAAACCTGTCAGGGTGATACCAGCCAATGTCATGCACAAAGGCAAGACCTTTCTCTCCTACTGGTGCACCCTTCCTGTAAATGATGAGAGGTATCTTATCCCTATACTCCTGTGACTCAGGAGTGATACCCGGAGTAGTAGCTGCCCATTGTCCAAAGGGCATTGCCTTTCCTTTAGTTCCATTTTTATTGAACACAGGAACCAGTATATCAAGGTAATTAGGAGGACGCCTTATTTCCATCTCCACTCCTTCATTATACTGGTCAGGGTCTAATAGCTGAAGACTATCAACATACTGCCCTATGTTTAATTCATCAGAGGTATAGTCAAATGAGATTTCAATCCCCTCAGGAGTTTCAGTTCTTACAAGTTCTGAGAACTGTGTAAGGAATGCAAACTTGGGTGAAGCCTCATTGGTGACATAGACTCTCTTGCCATATTTATCCCTGTAGAAATATTTGGGCTGACCATTGCTGTCAAACTGTATTCCTTTATTCTGCTGGATGATAACAGGGCCAATAGCTGCATCAGTGGCATCAGATAACTTCTTGTCTGTATCAATGGCTCCCTTACCTCCCTGCATAAAGTCATTCATAGGATCACCAAATATCTTATTATAGATAATGGCATAGCTTTCCTCTGGCATATTATTCTGTTGCCATCCATAGATAGCAGCATTAAAAAGCTCATCAGCTACACCCATCCCCTGAACCTTGGCTATATGTCTTATCAAATCCTCAAAGGAAGGCTTGCCTCCAAGCCTTGCTATTAAGCCGGCAACACCAGTCACTAATTGTTGTCTGGCTGCAGAAGTTTCAGGCCCTACATTGATAGGTGCAGGAGATTCACTGACATCTTCTCCAGTAGTAGGGCCAACAGACAGACTATCAAAGACTGCTCCTGTCTTTTCAAAGTCACCACCTTCATGCTTTGCCCCCTTCATCTGCTCCACATACTTATTATCCTCCTTGAACATCTCATAGTTACCCATACCTCCTTCAGCAGCCCTTTTCTGGGCATCAGCTACCTGTGCAGCTTCCCCGGCAGCTAACTCCTTGTCCTTAGCCTCAAGAGCCTCTGCTTCCGTTGCTGTGATACCCCCAGGTTTCTTAGCAGCAGCATCTTTATTATTCTTTGCCTGCTCCTTAGTTCTGGCCTTCTCCACTGCTGCTTTATTACGTTGATCAAGGTATTTAGGATTGTCCCATAAAGCCAGATTCTTCCTTTTAAGTGAGATGGCATTGTCCATGTGTTCTTTGTCTTTGCTCAATCTCTGGTAGGCTGGACTTACTAAGGCTGATTTAATAATGTCGTTATCTAATGTTTTCTGTTCTGCTTCATAAGTGGTGTCCTTTGAAATCTCATCCAGCCTTGTCTTGATCTTGGTAAGTCTGGCTTCATTAGTTTTGAGCAGCATGTCAATATTCTCTTTCTCCATTAGATTCTCAGTCTCCCTGAACTCCTCTGTGAGCCTTGCTCTTTCCAGATGCAGGGTAAGCAGTTCATAGTTGGCATCATACTGCTCTCTTCCAAAGCTGGATAACTGGTCAACCTGTGGGAGTTTAGCTCTTGCTGCCACAACTTTAGCATCAAGGGCAACCTTATCTTTAAGCATTTCACCAAGCTGGAAATGATCAGCAGTAATTTCAGGTACAAAGTTTCTATTGTATTTATCTTTAACGGAGTCATAAATTCTTTTTAGTTCCATTGCATCATCAATGCTTTCCTTATATTCCTTCTTTACATATTCAAGCTGCTCTGGTGTGGGATTCTCAAACCCTATATCCTTTAAGGCTTCAGCTCCTCCTTTATTCACATCATCCAGTACTCCTTGCAGGTAAGTGACATGAGCAGTGAAAGCTGTATCCCTGTCTGTCACAGCATCCCAATGGATAGCACCCAATGCCTTCTTAGCCCTGAACTGCTTGCGCATTATATTTGCTTCCTTATGCCTGCCCATATTCTCCGCAGCAGTGATCTGGTTGGCTATCTGGTTATCCATCACACCAATATTCTTCACATAGTCTTCCTGAAGCTGCTGCATCATCTTTGTCCTTCCTCCATCAATAACCTTGTTAGTCAGCTTCATAGCTCCACTAATAATAGGAGAGCCAATCACACCTCCAGCAAAGTTGTTCCAGAACTCATCTCCTGTTATTGCCTTATCTACTCTTTGAAGGAAAGAGGTGCTATCATCCAAGCCCCCCAGTACTTTTGCATAGTGCTTGCCTTCATTGGAGACTATGTACTGGAATCCTTCTTCCACTCCTTCCAATGCTCCTGTTACACCAAACTGGGTTGCTCCCCTTACATACTTGCTGCCTATCTTAGCCAGCCCTCTTTCAATGAATCCCTTACCTGCTCCACTGACAGGATTGTACATCATGGTTCTGTAGCCAAGGATATCCAAAGGAAGAAGGGCAAGGTTACCCATGTAAGTCTTGTCAGCACCAGCATTGGCATATTCCTCTATTTCCTGCTCAGTGTACTTGGCACTGCCATCAGGATTCTTTACAGAGGACATATCATCCACAATCTCTTTGTGGCTCATCATGGCTTCCATCCTTGCCTCATTAGTTCTGCTGAGAACTCCAAAAACAGTTGCAGCACTTCTTAAATCCCTGACCTTGCTTGCTGCATTTGCCATTGATGCTACACCTTCAGTATCCTTAATCCTCTTGAATAAGCTACCAAGCCTTCCTATAGCTGCTCCTGTCCCCACTCCCATAGTAGCAAACTCTATAGCTGCTGTCTCAAGCAGGGCAAATGCACCCATGCCCAAGCCTGTGCCTGCTGAAGCCAGTTGCTCCATACCCCAAGCAAAGGAACCGGGTTCAAATGCTCCCGGATTAACTCTCTTGATTTCAAAGTTGCGGGCTATATTCTTAGCCCAATCATCCATATCACTGGTGCTTAACCCCATCAATGAGCTTTGATAATTATCATTACCCCATGAGGATATATCCAACATATTAGCTACACCCTGACCAAAGCCTGAAGCAAAGTTTGCCCCAAGCTGTACCAAGCCATGTCCCAGTTGTGTACTACGAGGTTGCCTCTGTGCATCCAGTTTCCTTAATGTTCCCGGATCATCAAAGACAGTAGGATTAACCATGTCAGAATAATCCTTAGCATCAAATGAACCCATGTTCCTGTTTATCTGCTGTGCCTTGACAGTACCAAATGTATTGGGAACTCTGGCAGCATCAGCAAAAAGGTCAATTGGTGTAATAGGGTCTTTAGCACCACCATCTCCTTTATTATCGTAAGTCTTTGTTGTCATTTTTGTACTCTGGCTCTTTGTTCTCTGAGATATTGAATAAAGTCTTCACCATCCCTGAATACTCCCGGCATACCTGAAGGAGGCAGAGATTTTGGGTCTTGTGGTTTTCCCTTGGGGGGAGCACCCAATGGCTTAAGCCCTCCATCAACTGTTGTCATCTGTATATTCAGAAACTCTTCACCATTATGTGTGTATCTTGTTACCTGAAGTGGAATATCTGTCTGCCCCTCATGAATAGTTATTCTATGGGTAATACCATCATTCAGCCCCTCTGAACCTGCCTCTCTGTATATATTAGGAATAGCCAGTTGCCTTCTTATATCATTGGCTTCAGCATCTCCTAAGTTCTTACCTATCTGCTGAACATTAAGGTCTTTATTATGCACCAGCCTGTTACTGACAGTTTGTTGTACTTCAGGACTAAGCTCAAAATAGAAAGGACTCTTGGGAATCTCTCCATTAGGATCATTGAATGTCATTTCTACCACTGCACCACCCTTACCAATACCAGTGGTAGTACCCACTGCTCTTGCAGTGTAAGTAACATCTGGATGATCATTCAGGTATTTAATAAGATTAGTACCTCCACCTTCCTTTAATGTCATGTTATAATTATCCTTCTTTCCTTTGAACCAGGAAACTCCTTTACCTTCCATCTCATCTATATCAGTTGGTAATCCCCTGTTATCAGTGATTGATATTCCCTGTGGATTATTAAAAATAGCTGAACCTATAATCCTGCTATCTTCTCTGCCAAGATTGACAGCATTGCTGCTTATAGTCTGGCTCTTTATAGTGTTGAATACATTATCCCTTCTTTTATTCACCTCATTTATTACCTGCAGAATTTCAGAATATTTTTCTTTATTAGCTAACATCTCCGGAGAACCTGTCATTAATCTTTCAGCAGTTGACTGTCCTGCTGGATTCATATAAGCACCGGGATAACTGGAAGCACCACTAAAAGCACCCTCTGATTTAAGAGTCAGGGCAAATTCCTGAAGCTTTGTATTACCCTTGAACTCATTATATATCTCTATCTGTCTTGGAGTAAGAGGCTTATCACCCTGTGTCATTGAAAGAGGATCATTAGCCAGTACCTTCTCATCAACATCTTTATAATATCCTCTCTCTGTATCAAGCTGGCCCTGCACTTTGGGTATTTCTCTTTGAAGCTGTTGTTTCTGTACTTCCAAGGTATTGTAAGTAGCAAGCTCTGCTGGAAGAAGGTCTGCTTTCCTCCTGTTACCCAACAGGCTTTTTTGTTGATAGTCAATGGTCTTAAGTGCATTACTCATATCAGTAATCTCCTTCTTGTGCTTATCAATATCTGAGGACATGCCAGCCACAGAAAACTTATCCACCTCCCCTCCTGTATTCTTATCTGTAGTCTTAATTCCTCTAAAGGAATTAGTTGCTATTCTTGTTGTACTTGAATCCTCCAGTGGTGTATCTGGCATAACACCACCTAATCTCACATGGGTTGCCCAATCCAGTTTCATCTTATCTGCATGTCTTGCTGCCAATCCTCCTTCTCTTCCAGCAGCAATCCTTTCATTACTGGCTATCTGCAAACCTTGTCTTCTATTCCTTCCAGCTTCATTCATCTTAGCAGCACCAGCAGGATTAGCCCTCAGCTTATCAAAGTCATCAGTCTCTTTCCATGCATGTTGTGCAATGAGACCTTGTATCATTGGGGTAAGAGAACTCTTATCACTCCAGTTCACCTGTGATCTTTCCTTCAGGTCAGATTCATATTGTTCCAGTTGAGCCTTAAGTGCTGCTTTCTGAGCAGGTCTTTTCTCTTTAGCCATTGCAGCTTTCATGGCCTCTATATTCTGCTGTTCCTTTGCTGATACCTTCACATCTCCATAACTATAAGGAGCAATAAACTTACCCTCCTCATCAAATACGTTTTGCATAAGACCTACATCCTGTCTTTGTCTCAGGTAACTTTGGTATTGCGGGTCTTGTAATCTTGCAGCAGCTATGGTCAATAATCTTTCAGGAGTGACACCTTTCCATGATCTTTGCTGCTCATCAAAGTACCATTCCTGTCCTGTTACTAAGTCCTTTCTGTACTTATTGGCATCAGCTTTGATCTTTGCCATTTCATCACCTATAGCTTTGCGTATATCAATGTTAGCCATAGGAGTGTACAGACTACCAGCAGTACTGGTGTACTCTCCTGTAGTGGGATCATAACCAGTACCTACCTTACCTCTTGCTGCTGCTGCTGCCCTGTACTTCTTAAGCATGTCAGACTTGAAGGCCATTACTTCATTGGCAGCAAGACCCTTACCTGACTTGGCATACTCTTTTCCCATTTCATCTATAGCATCAAAAGCCTTTTTGAATTCAGCCTGTGTTTGTCCTATCTTGGATATTTCACCTGTCTTGAAGTCAGCCTGAAGCTCTCTGGATAATCCCCTGATAGGGTCTCTTTGCTTTCTCCAATTAACAGGATCAGCTCTTATAGCATCAACAATAGCATTAGCTTTACCTGAATATCCAGCAGCTATTTCTTTGGCCCTCTGCTCATCATCTATACCATAAGGGAAAGTAGTACCTAATGTTTCAAGCTGAGCACTGGCAGCAAGATTCTGATTGACAAATGCATCATTGGCCTTGATAGTTCTCTCCATGAGAGGGACATTCAGCTTGTACATATAATCCAGAGGAGTTGCACTAGCTGTTTTGTAAAATCTAGCCATAATATATTAAAGGGATTTATGTTCTTTTTCTCTTATTGATCAGCCTGCCTCTGTTATCATATTCAAAGAATTCAGACTGCTGACCCAGTAGTTCTGCATCAACCATATTACTCCTTGAGATATTAAGATTCCTTCCCATTGCCTGTCCAGTGGTGCTGATATCAGCAAGGTTCCTTGCCATGTTGGAATAGTAGTTATCCCTGTCACCCTTATCCTCCAAGTCTCTTTTATCTTCACCCATCATCACCCTTGTATCCTGAATATTCTCCAACTGGGATTTTTGCCCAAGAAGGCCCATCATCTGTCTGGTGAAAGCATCAGTGGCAGTTCCTCTTGCCTTATTAGCTCCTGCCTCTGTGATGGTATCCATAGCCCTGACAGTATTAACAGACTGTGCAGAGTTCCTTATCCTGTTCCTTGCAGCCTGTGATGAAGTATCAATATCTGTTAAGGCTGATGTCCTTAACCCTGAAGCTATATCCTGCGCCTTCATATTATCCTCAATAGCTTCTCTTCCAAAGCCCTGCCACCTGTTTACATTTGGCCTGTTACCTCTTGCATTGGCTCTGGTGTTCATCACCCCTGATATAGCACCAAAGGCACTGCTGCCCATGCCTACATAATCTCCAAGAGTTAAGTCTCCGGGTCTTGAAGGTTCTTCAGCAGGAGGTGTATATACCATCTCCATTCCAGTTCTTCTTGGAATACCTTTCACTGCCCTTGAAGTATCAAAGCTAAAATCCTTTGGTGCTGCTGCTGGCATTCTTGTAACACCTCTTTGACGTAATGCCAGCTTATCCAATCTTGTTGGAGTTGGAGTTGCAGTATCCCTGAGCCAATTATTCATATAGCCTGCATAGTCAGTACTGACAGGAGTATTAGGAACAGGAGAGAATGTTGGAGAACCAGACATAGCATCTCTTGGAAACATCATAGGATTGATTCCAGCAGCACCTCTTATAGGAAGAGTACTTGTATCATAAGCAAACCTTGGGTCAACAACATTACCAAACTGATATCGTGGTCTTACTCTTCCCCCATAAGCAAAGCCCTGTCCCATATCCTCTGCCACTACTTCTTCAGGTTCAGGAGCAGCCATGTTTGCAGAAGCTATCTTCTGGATAGCCATGTCCTTCTGATCTTCCATCTCTGTTACTTCAGCAGTTCTCTGAATAGTTCCTTGCAGTAACTTATCAAAGGGATTAGCCTTGGCTAATTTATCCAGCTTGGTCATTTGCCTTTCCCTTGACAGTTTTCTCTGAGCCATTGTCTTACCATCAATCTTTATCCTGTCAGAGAATATCTTTGTACCTGATGGCACATCAAGGTCAACACCACCATCACCATGAGATGGGCCTCTGACCTTGCCTACTCTTCCATCAGGAGTTTCAATTGCTTCCTTACCTTCTACTTCAATAGCAGCATCAGCTCTGCCACCATAGGCCATATACTTCTCATTAAACTTACGATTATACTGTCTTCTCATTTGCTGATCTATAGGAAGGTTTTTAAAGTTTTCCTGCTTAATCCTGTATATCTCATCAAGCATCTCTTTTCCTTCAGGAGTAAATGTCTCTACTTCTCCAGATTTGTAATCAGCAGGCAGAGGGGATTTCCCTTCTAATGCCCTGTACTCATTTAGTGCTCTTACTGTATCTGAAACAGGAGCAAGTGTTGTTCTGGCTAACCTTCTTGTTGTAGCAGGAGATGCTCCCACTGGCATGGGAAAATACTCTTTGAAACTATCCACTACTGGTTTATTCATCATAGCAAAACGTGGATCAATAACTGGATCATCAGGGCCAGCATATCCACCATAGGCATGTTTCCACTTGGCTGCATTCCTTGCAAAGTTGGCTCTCTTCTTCTGAGTAGCTGAAGCATTGGGGCTGGCTAATACTTTCTTTGCATAGGCTTGCACACCCATGCCAGCTTTCTTAGCAGAAGCAGTAAACTTACCCCTGTTGGCTTTCTTGATGTGGATACCACCATATTTGAATATCCCACCTGTCTCTTCCTCCTGTTCTCCCTGTGCCTGTTCCAGAGCTGCCTGTTGCATAGCAGCTTCTTCTTCAGTTATTCCTTCATCAGTCATTCCTTCTTCTTCCTGCATCATCTCCTCCTCCTGCATCTCATCAAGGGACATATCTTCACCATAAGGATTAGTTGCTGCCTGCTCTTCACTCATAGCAGCATCCTGTTGCTCCTGCAACATCTGCATCATTTCCTCAACAGTGACACCATTCTCCTCTGCCATAGCCTGAAGCTCAGCTAATTGTTCTGGTGCCATTTCCTCTCCATCTGCCTCACCACCATAAGCATAAGGGCTTACCATACCTCTCATAGCTGCTGCATTGACCAAAGGCTCTTTGGAGTACTTGTTATTTCCACCACCCTCTAATGCACCAATGAGTGTATCCAGTACATTGGGAGCTTGTTGAGCCAAGGCTAATCCTACCTGACCACCAAAAGGATATGCTCTTCTCCTTAATTTATTGGTTGACTTTTTCATGTGGGGATGTAGTTAAGTTAATTATCTGGATGAATCTTGTTCAGTTTCAAGTGAATAATTCATAATCAAATTAACATAATCGAAGCTATCAAATTTTAATCTGATTACAACATATTTGTCCCTAAAGTTTTGTAAGTCCTGCCAAGGTTTTGCCAGACTGATAGAGGCAGGGTTTACTACTTTGTCAATGGGATAGGTACTTTTAATGGCATTCCATGAGGAATCAAACAGTGGTTTATCATAGTCTATCACATAGTCTCTCAGGTCATTAATGTTCCAGTTCTTCTCTTTTTTAGTAATGAGAACAGTTCCCGGATTATTAATGATCTGTTGCTGTAGCCAGTTCTGATTATTGGGTTGTGTATCTTTTACAATCATGACCTGCTCTCCTGAACTCTGCCTTCCATTCCATGCCAGTATCTTATTGAAGGTAATGTAGTCCTGTTCAATGAACTCATTCTTTGCTGCATCCCATGTGTAAGCTCTTGTCTGAAGAGTAAGGTCTTCAGTAATGGAAGTGCTTAAGGGATTATTATTATTGACATACTCAACAATAAAGGGAAAGTAATAAGTATAGAAGGTCTGGAAGTGATTATCCCTGTTATGCTTCCAGATGCCATCAGATGAAAAAATAAAGGAATACAGGTTACTCTTGCCATGCACATAGTAGTTAGGCAGGTAAGGATGCCAGCCTCTCCATTTATTCCTGTGGAATGAATAACTCATTGTCCATGATCTGTTCTCAAAGTAGTCCTGATTATCCAAGTGAATAACAGTACTGCCCTGATAGAATAGTCCATTGCTGGAGTTATAGGCGAATACATTGGTGGAGGGTATGGCTTCAAGCAAAACCAGGGTAGCCAGTTTGTCTGGGACAACAAGGTAATCCTTCTTGGTCAGCAGTATTCTTTCATACCTTGAATCAAAGGCTGAAAGATATCCAGTGCCATCCCTGTTAGCAGGATTATTCCTATTGCCAAAGTCAACTCCCAGTTTGATATATAGCTGGTGAGAGAGGAAGGACTTCAGGTTATTCTTAAACCAGTTCTTATTACCCTTGGTAAGATCATTGAGTTTATCACTGTGCAGGTAAATCTTATTCTCAATCTCATCTACAAAGAAGACTCCATACTTAGTCTTCACTGTTCCCCACTTATGCTGAGTACCACCTGAACCATTATCATCATCCACTACTTTTCTTGGAGGCACACTAAAGAATTCACCAGTGCCTACAAAGGAGATGATCTCCCCTGTCACTCTCTCCTGATTGTTTTGAGGCAGATGCCACAGGGCTTCCTTGGTGTGAATGAAGAGATTGTTACCCAACCTGTATGCTTCAGTGATCTCACCATGTTCCCCTTCAATGTCCCTGTAGTTGTTGGGGAGGAAGACCCTGTAGTTATCCACCCTCTCTTCCTGAAAGGATTGTTGAGAATACCAGACTCGCATAGGGAATACTTCAATATTATCAGAGCAGCAATCATATTCAAGGGGGAGATGTATAAAGAGCTTCTCCTTATTGAACCTCATGTAGTCAAGGTTAATATCATAAAACTCCGCAGTTGCATACCCTTTATACATTCTACCAGACCCCTGATCTCTATCTATGGTAGTTAGTTTTTCAATGAGGTAAGTCCTGAATCCGGGTTCATCATAAGCCACAGGAGCATCCATGAAGTCAGGAACTCCACAGGTCAGTCCACTCCTTACACCTATGGGAATGGCTGATTCAATGTACAGGTTTGATACCCTGTCAGCAAACCATCTTATAGTATCATCATGTGTTTGAATAGTATCCCTGACAGTCTCATATACTCCACCGTCTACTACTGTTTCTTTAAGTCCTTTCTCATAGTCCACATCAATCATGGATTTCATCTGCTCAAACTTAATACCTGACATGGCTAAAGACACTCCATAAGAGATAGCAAGAGTAGTTAAGGCTGTTGTAACCAGAACTGTAGAAGCACCTACACCGGGGCCAGGTACAAGAATTGCAGTAGCAACAGCAGCTATTATGAGAACAGCTCCTACCACAATCTTCCATACTCTTGACTTCTTGGCATGGTCAGCCACTACCATATCATAAAAGATACTACTATTAAAATTAAAAGCTCCTATACTGGCATCACCATTGAATATCTTAATGCCGTTTAACACTGTATTAGTTCTGAATGGAATTGGGTTATTATGCTCTTTGTAGTATGGCCTTGTCATAAAGTTACTGTAAGAGGTATTATTATTCCTGATCATTGAGCCATACCTTAACTTGTTCTTTGTAGTAGCAGGATCATAGAATATCACAGGATCAAATGTATCAGTCATGATATACATTCCTATCTTGTTATCTGTTGATACATTATAGTAAGTGTTATCATTGACATTCTGATAAGAGGTTGCACTCAGGTATATCACCCTGTCCTTATCCTCCATTATTTCATCTACTGGTGTATATCCAACATTGGTATTCCTGTAACCAATCACCAAATCAAATCCATCATCAGTCTTGTCTTTTCCCTTATGTACTTCAGGATTATAGCTTGTTCCAGCCTGTACATCCTCTACATAAACTCCCTTACTGCCATATTCAAAATCATTGCTATCACCTGTAAGTGGGCCACCATTACAACTACTGCCAGTAAAGTTGGATATGGTTGGCATGTTGACAGAGAGCTGGTCATAAATACCTTCAAACTCAATGAAGTTAAATTCACTTTTCTTATTCAGGAACTGGAACTCAGGATTCCAGAACCACATCTCCTTATCACAGTAAGTTATGGTCTTGGTAGGATTCACTACCCTGCCACAGTTATCCACATTATAGTATTGTTTAGGCATTATGAGTCCAAAGGACTTGTACTGTTCATACTTGGTCATTGGCCCAAAGATGGCATTATCAATAATGATCCTGTCATCTTCAGTTCTCTCATTACGCATAATGTAAATACCAATGCAGTCAGGGTGAGGCTTCTCAATATTAAAGAATTCAATACCAAAGATTTCAGATATATCACTGTCAATGGAGCTTGAAGCCACATAGGTTTCATAAGTAAAATCCAGTAGAAACCTTTCATTACCCACATCCTGATACTCAACAGCTAATTCACAAGTGGGATCAAGCTGGGCATATTCTGGTGGATCAATGAGATCAAGGGGATTAAGATCATCATAGATAATAATCTCAGTATTCATATCAGTGTCAACTAAGTTTCCACTAAGTGTATCAACATTTGGATAACCAGTGACCTGATAATTAAATAAATAAGATATCACTGCTGGCTGTCCACCTTCTTCAGGGAACTCAACTGGCCCCGGAGTCCATGCTGGATTAAGACTAATCTTAACCTTCACTCTATACCTGTTAATATTAGTGACTCCACTTGTCTTGGTAAACAGTGGCTTACTTACATCTTTCCTGAAGGGAAATCTATGATGTCTTACCTTCTTGCTAACTAAAGTATTTCCATCTGCATCAAGACCCCAATAGTTAGATGTGCTACAATTATGAGTGTCAATATAAAAGGTATTCAATTCATGAACCTGCATAAGAGAAGTGAGGTTATCAGGGCCTTTTCCCGGAATATGAAAACCAGGAGAGACCAGATTTCCCGGAAAAACATAGTGAACACTAAATGAATATACTTCTCCGGGCATATAACCACCAAACATGAATGTAGACTTGGCATTCTTCACATTAGGTTCAGATAATACATTGTTTAATATCACCTGTTTAGTGGTGAGATTAGCTCCAATCTTGGAAGCAAACTTCTGAAAGTCACACCAGTTATATTCTGAACCTTTGGTATTATATAACTGTACCCTGTTCTCAAGCTGTGTGATGTGTTGTGGAGCAAAGATCACTTCATTGTCTATAAGAATATCCTCAAGAGTGCCTTCAGCTAATGCAGAATCATTACCTGAATAAGTAAAGTGACTGTCACTGGTAGGATAGATGTCAGAGATCAGGACTTTTTCAGGCTTGCCTGTATTGCCAGCAGCCCTGATAATAGCTACTCTATAGTAAGGATAAGAGTTATCCAGATTAGTAATGGTCAGCTTAATGGATTTGTTAGCTCTTGGGAATGTCTGGGAACTGGTATTCGTATTCCTGCTACCTCTTATAGTATGGAATGGAGAGGTGAGCTGATCATTAAATATCCTGACAATATTGGAAGTGGTTATCCACTCTGTGGGATTAAGGTCTTCATCAACAAGCTGGATAGCAAAGTTATAAGAGCCGGGAAGTATAGCACCTGTCTCAGAGATTTCCACATTGCTAAAAGAAGGAATGGAGTCAGGAACTTTAATAAGATCAAAGGAAGAACCATCATATTTATCCAGTGGATAAGTAGCAGGATTACCTCCTGCCTTTAAATATTCCTGATAGGCTACAGTATAAAAGTTATGTGGCCTGTCAAGATTATAGGTCTTGGCTACATTATGAGCATCCACCCAGTAGATGACCCTCTCCCTGCCTCTTCTTAACCTGTATTCAATTTCACATTGATGCCTGATATCAAAGCCTATGACTTGGGTGGAGACTAAGGTAGTGTACCTGTGGTCTTTGGTGATAATACCAATCTCATCATAGCCAGTAACAGGATTGACTGAGAGGATAACACTCAGATCATCTTCTATATACCTGTCTCCTATTGGCTTGTAGCCACTGGTGATATTGCCTACAAGATAATTAGACCTTTCATTGGAGATGCTGCCTTGCTTACCTGTAATAGATTCATCCACTCCACAGAAGGTATATCTTGAAGTCCCCCTTGGTTGATTCAATGGATCATTATCAGTATGAATACCATCAGATATATCCTGTGGGATAACTTTATAATCAGGTTCTCTTGTAGGCATAGGTCTTAATTTCCAACAAAGTATCTTGCTTTATTATTTCTTGAATCAGGATCATTGAAAGCTCTTAATTCAGCCTTGTTCATATTGCCAAAGAAGCTATAGTAATGATTGAGAGGCAGCATATACCTGCGTTGTCTCAGGTAGTTCTCATGCTCATCCACACCATTAAGCATCAGGGCCTTATTGCCAGCCTGCTTACAATACCAATGCCAGTCAATGGCAGCTTTATCAGCCTTGCCACAAGCTCCTTCCCTGCCACTGAAGCACTGCTTATCCAGTATCTTCATCTTGATGTATCTGGTAATAGCTTCAGTATAACTGATGTCTTCAGGTATCATGGGATATCCTGTATCAAGGTCAACTATTTGACGGTTATAAGCAATAGCAATAGAACCTGTTTCAAAGCTGAACCTTAAAATCTTCTTCAGGATAACTGAGTATTCATCTGTGTTTGATTGATACAGAGGAGAACCTGTCTCAGGAGTTTTGCACACAAGGGAATTAAAGAAGCTATGGGTAGCAAGGCTCACTGTGCTGTAACTGTTCCTGTACATCTTGGAATTTCTCCAGTTGAAATACTCTGACTGCAAATCAAAGTATGGCCTGTAATAGGCCACATCATAATCATTGAGAGGCATGCCATGACAATCAAGGATAATGTAGTCCAGCTTTTGATCTGAGGGGCAATCAGCACAATCAGAGGGACTGGTACTGTCACTGTCAACAGTACAAAGTTCTTTGGCTACAGCAGCAGGACAGAACTTATCATCAGCAGGCCCACCCCAATCCCTGTTCCTTGCTATTTGAATGATATTATGCAAGCCATTGGGAACAGCACACTGGTGATTCTTAACCTCAATAAAGGCTACAGCTTCTTCAGAGGCTTTAATAGCTCCCACAGCTTCAAGAGCTTCACCACACCATTCTATCACATCACCCTCATTGAAGTCACCAGTGACATCCCTGACCAGCTTGCTGAATATCCTGTCTACGGAAACATAACTAAAGTCCATAGTAGTAATTGTTTATTAGTCCTCACCTTCAAACTCATCTGCCAGAGCCTCATCATTTAACTTGATGGTGAGGGGATCTGTTTTTGAATACCACTTCTTGCTATAGTAAGCCCATTCCTTCTCACCCTTATACTCATAGCTGATATCAAAGTTCTTACTTATCAGCCATCCATTCTCTATCTCTTCTGTCTCAGTTCTCACAGTCTTGCTTATGATCTTGGCACCAGCAGGAGGCTCTCTCTTCTCTTTTACCTTATCAGTCACAGTGGTAGAAGTGCTTCTTAGCTTGGATGCCTCTTTGAGTTTTGATGTTGCCATGATAGTAGAATTTATTTATACTGTGATTTATCTCTTTTAACTGATATAGCATACTCCTTACCCTGATTGATAAGCCTGTTCAAGGCTCTCTTATTAGCTCTGCTTAGTTTGAAATGATAATACTGTTTGTTATATAATCTTGACTTACCAGTGTACCATTTAACTGAATAAATATTACCATCACTGTGTTCATTAAAGCAATAAACCAACTGCCTGTTGGCTTTAGCTACAGGATCACTATCCCATAGCTTCTTGGTCTTTGACCATGATGGGGGTACTCCTTTTATCTCTCCATGCTCATTAATATAAGCCTTTGACTTATACCCCCTGACTCTTAAAGTTCCCAGACTCTCACCAACTCCCAGCTCTACATCATAACCCTGAAGCAGTTTGTTTACCTGAAACTTCATAAAACCTTGTGTGATCTTCAGGTAGAGATTGATATCAATAGTGGTTTTGGGAGCAATCTCCGTCTTATAATATTTATAGCCTTGCCTTAAGTTCTTTACTTCAATCATAATTATCTCCTTGCAGGATTAGGCTGATGAACCATGCCTGTAGGCATATCATCATCCTGTGAATTGGATAGTTTGTCTTCAGTTAATTGTTTCATGATAATGATCAGTTCCTCATTGGCAAGCTGGATAAGAGGTCTTATAGAATCACCTTCAAGGGGAAACTCCATATCCAGTACATCTTCACAGCAATCAGGGCATTCATTGACACAGATAGAGGGAAATAGCTTAGCTGCTACAAAGTCATCATATAATCCCTTAATGGCTACAGCCTTTAACTGTTTTACTATAGTGATATACACCCTCTCATTGTGAGGAAACCATTTAGGAATCTTGGAAGTGAACTTGTTGCCTTTGCTGTACTTCTCATCCTCATAAGTGGTCTCATCAAATGTAACTGAACCATCAATGGTCATCACTGTCTTTATCATGTGTGAATCAAGATTAGTGATAGGCTTGGGTATCTTATGCTTGGTTCTTAATATTATACAGCCAGGAACAGGTACACAGGGACATTCATGCAAGGGAGCTTTCTCCAACTCTGCACAGGGTAATGTCTGGTAACTCCAATCACTGATGATCTGGCCCTTATCAGCCTTCTGTCTTAGCAGTACATTCCTTGCTGTAGTCACAGCAGAGTAGATATGCCTGTTGACAAGCCTTGTATCATCAGACTGTACTCCCTTGGAGTATAATGATTGAACACGCTGTAAAATATCACCAAGCAACATAATCAGGTATTAATTTACTTCTTTCAATAAGATGTGCTTTAAGCTGATCAACAAAAGAATAACATTCATATATTTTATATGTAGCATCTGCTTTCAGATACGCTAATAATCTTTTGGTGATGGATAATCCAATTTCTTCCAGCATAATTTGATAGTAAGAGAACTGTAGCTGATAGTGATTATAAGGATGATTCTCCAAGTAATTGAAAGGGAAGAGCAGCATGGCCCATCTCTTAAACAGGTCAGCATTGGTCTTGTAATCAGCCAGTGCCAGCTCCCCTGTCTTTCTATGCCTGAGCAGTAAATCTGCTGTGCCAGCATAGCCAAACTCCCTTGAATACATTCTTATTTCCCTTGCCACTATCTCATACTCCTTCAGGATAAAGGTCAGGAACTTAATGCCAGCCTGCTCCTGTGGGGTCATGGGAGTCTGAAGTCCAGAGTATCTTTCCATGAAAGCATGGGTCTCATGTCCCAGATCACAGGCTAATTGATTAATGGTCTGCCATCTATGCTCCAGTTCATGTTCAGATATATTCTCCTTCTTTGCACATATAGGTAACCATTTGGTTTTATCAAAAGGAGGGACATGTTCTTCCACCAAGGCACTTACTGACCTCGGAACTCTGGCTCCCTCCCAACAGTAAATATGCCTTTTCTCCTCAAAAGTGAGAGAGGAGAACTGCTTGGTTATATAGTTGTGAGTTTGTACTGCTGTCATGATTTAGGTTTATCATTGTGATTACCATTGGTATTGAACAACTCACAGAAATCAACTATGTTCTGGCTCATAAAAAGCCACTTGGTAGGCTTCACATATTCACCCAATTTATCAAACATCGCATCTTCAAGCTTTATTACTCCATCATAGTCTGATACCTTTAATGAGATATCTTTTTCTTCAGGTATCTCAGAATCATCATAGATCATATCAGGTTCAGCTTCAGCTAAAGCTTTTGCCTCTTGCTGTGCCTTAATTAACCTGTTTCTCTTTTCCTTTCTCTTAACTGCCTCATAGTCTTCAAGCACCTTACTTATCTTCAGCCTGTTCATCATGTCTGTCACCTCAAATCCACCAGCAGGTGTATTCTTGATGGCAGTCTTAATGAGCAGAGCAGTGGTGAGTCTGAAGGGCATCTCTCTTCCAGTCTCATCAATGTATAGCTCATCAGTTGTCTTAATGGTAATACTTTTCATAAATGTGTGTATTTTAAGTGATTACCTAAAGTTAAGCATAGGGCACGAATAATGAAAATATTTAAGGGTGTACAGGTTTGGTTATTGTAACACCATTGCTAAGTCTAACCAATGCTGTAACTGATGTCACAGTTACATCTGAAGTTGGTGCTTTAACTACTATGTACATCTCATCACTTGCAGATGCTCCACTATTATCAGTTACAGTTAGCCTTACTACTGTAGTACCTTCTGTCAGGTCTTGAACCATTGTAAGATATGAGTTAGGATTAGTGATGCTACCACTACCAGAAACTATGCTCCATAGTGGGGTAATAATACCATCTGAACCTGTGGCTGCACCAGCTATGATAACTCTGCTAATAGGTAATGTGATTTCCCTGTCTGAACCTGCATTAGCAACAGGGGGTTCACCCTCTGCCTCTTCTGCCACTGTAATATTCACTGTATCCAATGCAGTAGCTCCACGATTATCTGTGACCTTAAGTTGAAAGGTATGTAGTCCCGGAACTAACCCTGTAACAGTAGTAATTGCTGTATCAGGAGAAGTGATAGTAGCAGCCAGTGTAGTTATCTTAGTCCATTGATATGATGTGATAGTTCCATCTCCATCTGTACCTGCACCTGTCAGTGTCACAGTATCTTCCTCAGTATCCTGATTAGGCCCTGCATTGGCAGTTGGAGGCTGATTAGGAACTGTATCTGTGATATTGATAGTACCTATGATATAGCTGCCATCAGATTGCCTGTCCTCATTGTACAGTGGCATTGGTTGCCTGTATCCTGTAGGATCAGTGATAACAACAGCCAGTTTATATGCTCCCTGTGGCAGGCTGAAGGCTAAGCTGTCAGTAACAGCAACAGGAGTGGTAGTAGGAAGGAAGAACTTTACTTCATGGCTGGATTTCTTGGCATATTCAACCTGACCACTTTCAGAGTATAGTCTTAATTCTACATCCCAGTTCATATACACAGGGCATACACCACCATTTTTCCAGTTCAGGGTAACAGAGGCAGAGGTATTGGTGAAGCTGAAGCTACCACCAGATATCTGTATCTTGCTTCCAAGCAGGGCAAATCCTGCCCTGATGTTCTCCCTTGATTCAAGAGCTGAAGGATAACCACCATAGTTACCATTACCAATACTTGTTCCATGATATAGCTCCACCTGTCTTACTAAGTCATAGAAATTACCAGTATTCCAGCCCGGAGGCTCACCAGTGATAGGCCCTGTCTTGTATTTATTTCTTGCTAGTTCCCCAAAGGTGGGAGAACCATCAAAGGTATAAGGATTGTTTTCAAGCACTGATGAGAGATACTGATCATCAGCACTCCACTGATCCTTTCTAAATCCCACTTGTCCCCATGCATTCTTGGCATAGTGGGCATAGTGTCCCACTTCAGGATAAGGATGGAAGGCATCAATGAATGAAGCTCCACTGTCATAAGCTGCCACCATGATGACCAGAGGCCATTTATCAAACACTTCAGTGTGAGTATCAATGATTGCTTTCAGGGCATTGATTGTAGGCTGTCTTCCAGCGGGGAAGGTACTCCATGTGCATACACCTGACACATGCCATTCACCCCATGAGCCAAAGCCCCTGATGTCAATGAACTGTATGGCATCTGCAAACAGTACTTCCTTACCAGCATTTGGCCCATCATTAGGAGTATACTTTGTCTCAACAAGGTGATCCCTGATTTCCTGATTCAATGCCCTCAGACCTTCAATGTAGTTCTCACTATTCCAGTTTGGCATCCAGATACCATTTTTCTGCCAGTCCTTGTTGTTATCACTTTCATTCTGCATCTGCCTGTGCAGCCACAGTGGGTAATTGGCAGAGCTTCCATCAGGATACTCATTCTCTCCCCTGTCAGCATTATAGGTCATGATACCAAATGAAAGCCTTTGGCCATTGTCAATAGCACTCCTGACAAGGCCATCAAAATATCCCCAGTCATAATTGGGTTCATTTGCCCCATCATCTATCTGTGTCCATGCAAACCTGTAATAGACATCAAGGGAATTTTCCTGGTTGACTGGTTGTGATTCTGTAGGGTATCCAATTCTTTCTGTACTGTTATGCCATTGTTCAGGCCCAGATTCAGGTCTTATGATAGCAGTGGTGAAAGGAAGTACTTTTAAAGATGAAGTTGCCATAAAATGTTTGTTTTAACTGGTTATGTAATTATGAAGGTTATAAGCTTGGCTTCTTTATTTTAGTTGTTTGTTCCTGAATTATTTCATCTTTAAGTGTTCTCAATAACTCCACTAATGACTGAGAATACACTCTCACTTCAACAAAGGTATTACTTAAGTGATCATTAGCTGGAAGACCTGTGACAAGATCAGTAGTAACTATCTCTATGGTACTGGTATCAAGCCAAACTCCTGTAACCTTAGTGCTGGTCATGTTATCTATAGGAATGATAGCAGTTCTTCCTACTGGAAATACACTAACAGCAGTCAGGATATACCTGCCAACAGCTTCATAGACCCATGTTGGATTTTTCTTTAATGAGTTGTCCAATAGCACAGCTACAGGAGCAGTAGTTCCTGTCTGGGAAAGTAAGGCTGCATAAGCATTATAAGAAAGACCAGCATTAGGATTACCGGGAATAGTATCAGGTCTGCCACCACTGTTAAGTACTTCCAGAGCCTTTGCCATAGGTACAGCAGATAGTTTCATATTTGACATTACCATAAGACTTTCAGGGCCTATGTTGGAAGGTGGAGGATTCTCTATCTCTGTAATCCTTCTCTCAAGATTATTAAGTCGTGATATTAAGTTACCTATATTGCTCATAAGGATAATAATTTAATGATTAAGGTCTTATTACTGTTAATCTCTGCCATGCTTTTATATAATCCAAAGTTATAGTTCTGGGAGTAGTTCCTGCTGATTTCATTAACTGGAATATTGGAGAGCCAAATACAACAAAAGGAAAAGCTAAAGGTGTAACACTACCAACTAATACATCATTAATATAGTAATCAGCTTGTGTAGCTGCTGCATTCACAAATATCTCAAATAAGATAGTACCTGTAGCAACAGGTACAAGACTGTCAAGAGTTGTCCTGACTGCATTCTTTGCTGTTCTTAATAACCAGTTAGCAGAGGTGAGCCTGTTATATTCAAAATAAACTCCTCCATCCAGATCAGCACTTAAACCTCCTGCACCAAAAAAGCCAAGACCCACCCTGATAGTAAATTCTTCTCCTACTGTTGAAAGGATAGGAAAGTCTATAGTACTGCACTTAAAGTAACATGCACCACCTGTGAAGTATAAACCTCCTGAAGAGTTGTTAAGAGAACCTGCATATAATGTTACCCTGCCTGTATTGATAGCAGCAGTACTGAATACCACTGCTCCTGGCCTGTTTGCATATAAGCCAGTAGGAGTGGCTGAACCTGTTATGGCATAAAAGAACCTGTTAGTGCTGACACCATTGCCACCTACTAAGAGAAAGTCCTCAAATGCATAGACTAATTGCTCTGGATTGAGGAGAAGATAATTCCACCTGCCATTAGCATAGTAATACTTGCCAGCAGGTGCATCCCTGACATCATCAGTCTGTATAAACTCCATTCCGGGAACAGGAGTAGCAATAGCTACCCTGTTAGCAGCAGTTCCTATATTGCTGACTTCAACCAAAGCACAGGAGAGAAATAGCTGTGTGGCAGTGTTAAGTGGAGCCAATGCAGGATTATTGGAAGGTGCACCTGCAAGCACTACTGTCAAGCCTAAGTTATTAAGTACAAAGCTGTCAAGCCTGTTATAGAGTGGACTGGGTGCAGTAAGTACAAAGTCAAAGCCAGCAGGATTAGTGATGGTCTGATCAAATTTGACCTTATTGATATAATAGATAGCAGGAGAGACATGATAACCATAACCACCAGTCCATGTAACCTCACCTCCACTGACAACTCCATATTTCACCAAGCCTGAAGTGTATAAGCCATCTGGAAGCACTGCAATATCATTATCAGGTTGAGGGGATATAAGTGCAACAGCTTTCAGGGGAGTGGCTGACTTGCCAGTTCCCTGAAGGTCTATACTTGCTGTATCCTCTACTTTGATTTCAGCATCAGTAAGAGCTTCAGCCATAGCAATATCTATAAGAGATTTGATATAACAATCAAGGCTCTTGATGTCACTGAAGTTTGAAGATAGTATTTGATGTGTCTTACTCATTGATTATAATTACAAGGTACAAGTATTGAGAATAGCATCAGCAGCCCCCAAGAACCTTACCTGAATGGTGTAATTCACTCCACCAAGACCACCAAAGCTGCCTGCATAATAAAATAATGTTGGATCATTTATTGTCACTGGACTACCTTCCACTGATGCAGTGCCAATGTTATAGGCATATATCTGCATCTTCAATACAGCAGGATTATTAATAACTGAAGCTGCCACAGCAACTTCATAGTTGAGAGTTGCTCCTGAGAATGTAGTTACCACATCAGTGGGACAAGCTGTATTCAGTGTCAGTGGACAGGTAACAAGATCAGTGGAATCAGGTATATAGTTAGGGTTAGGATTGCCATCACCGTCAAGCACAGTATTATTTGCAGTTTCTCCTGTTGGAGCATTGCCATCATTAGCATCCACTTCCTGTAATGTCACTACAATCTTCTTTCCTGTATTCTGACTACCAGTAGTAGTGCTGACAAGAGTAATAACACCATCAGTTGCAGATGCAGGCATACCACTCCATGCACCCAAGCCAGGAGATGTGCCAACCACATTAGTAGTTCCCGGAATACCAGCACCATTGATGTAATATTGGTTCTCAAACATATTGCTGAAGACAAAACCAGTCCTGTTCATCAGGTACATTCTCTTAATGGGGCTTGCATCAACACTATTATTTATCCCTGTATAGCCTATATACAAGTCACCATTGACAGGGTTAATCATGCCATTGTAGCCTGCATTAGCCTTACCCTGCCTGTTCACTGCATCTATTGTTTGTACCACAGTATGAGTGACTACATCTATGATGAACAGCTTGCTTGAGCCTATATCTGTGATAAACATCCTCTGTGAAACAGGATCATAGAAGCCACCCTGCCAGTACTTGCTTCCACCACCAGTCCATGTAGCAGCTCCCGGAAGTGTTATCACAGCAATTGATGTATCCAAAGCTGTATTATATACTCCTACTGTACCTGTTGTACCATTACTGGTTATTGCATATAGTTCATTTGTAGCTGTAGCTTCAATTAACTGGATTACTCCACCTAAGAAGTTTCCATTGAGAGGTATCCCTGCAATAGGCACTGTGCTGAGTATGGTTTGTGTCTCCCTGTTGATGATGATAATACTGATAGCAGCATCATTACAGTATATCCTGTTACTGGTAACTGTCAGTAATGTTCTATTAAAAGCTCCATTAGTACCAAAAGCAGCAGGAGTAGTGACTGTATCAGTGATGATATTATAGACCAGCATTCCTCCTGTATTTGCACCTACAAAATAGATCTTCTTGTTTGGGCCATCTATGTAAGTATTGTATAATGCAGGATCAATGATCTGTGTGGAGTGAGTCATGTGTGCAGGAAGGGTAGCTGTATCAGGATTGAACCAGTATACATTACCTGCTGCATCATCCTGATCAGCAATATAGACAAGATTGGAAGCAACATCATACCATGCAGTATAAGGAGAGGAGAGACCAGATATAGTCTTCACCACACCAAATCCACCTTCTTTCTCACACTGTACAGCAAGAGGAATCCAGATAAGGTCTTCCACTATTACTGGTGCATCAGTGGTGAGATTATAAGGCCCGCATACTGTATTGAGATAGGAGGACTGTGAAGAGTTGACCTCTACTCCATTGATGGTAGTATAGAGGACAGTTTGCCAGTAATAAGCAGTGCTGCCTGTTAGTCCTGTGGCTGTAGCTATAGCCTGATTTGCCACACTGGTTATGATAGTAGGGCCAAAGACAATGGTATTATCACTGGCCTTGCGCAGAGTAAACCTTACTTTAGTGATAGCAGTGCCAACCAAGCTGACCACAGCCTGTGCAGTAACATCAGTATTGGAGAGAACTGGCTCAATGCAGACAAAGGCTATCTGCTCCCTTGTGCCATTATTATTGGAAACAGGGCCATTCTCTGTACATTCACTCTCCACTTTAAACTCTACTATCCTGTTGGCATCAAGGCTACATATATCAATTACATTTTGAGATGTAGGCATAGGATTGGCATCATCAAAACCTGTGTTAAGCCAAGGAACATCACCTTTATACCTCCAATAAGCTGTCTGTGTAGTATTATTGGGGTTGGCCAGAACCTCTGTGTTATCCCATGCAAGTGAAAAACATGCCATTGTTGAATAGTTTATTATGGTTCAAAATAAGAGGCCACTATCATTCCCATAGGTCTTGAGCATACAACAGGAAGAAGAGCTGTCACTACTAAGCCTTCAGGCCCAAAACAAGGCTGGTAAGCAAATCCACACTGCATACCATCAGGAGTAAGATAACAGCTTATATCATCCTCACAATCATTGGCATCCACTATAGTCACTCCTATCAGTGATGTCATGGTTTCCAATACCTGACCCTCTTTCAGTTTCAATTTTACTTCAGGGAGACCATTAGCACCTACCAGTTCAAAATCATCACTCTCAAAAGTCCAGAGATAAGACTTGAAGGGCAATGTTCCTCCCACATAGTTCAGGACTTTAATATCAAAGATAATATCAGCTTCAGGGTTAGCAGGTGGATTTAAAGTAGCTGATATACTGAGCAGATTAAAGTTACAAGTGAAATTAACTGCCTGATCTTTTTCACAAGGTGGGGCAGGATAACAAATATGATGATAAATGTCAGCACAGTTCAGGTATTCAAGATAGTTTTCAATGAAAATCTTAGTGTTATCACTGGGACAGGTAAAGCCATATTGCAGCTCTGCCAAGTCTTTCAATACCACATCTACTATATTACATTTAGCAACCACAGTCATTAATTAAGTTAGGGTCAGCAGTATCCAATATGTTGATCAATCCTTTGAAAGCTTCACAGAGTCCATCACAATTACAGGCACAGTTTGAGCCATTGACAAGACCATAATGAAGCATAATAGCAGTGCTGCCCATCTTCTCAAGATTCACATCCTCAGTCTCCTTCAAGGCACTGTCAAGTAGTCCAGCTACCCTGCACTTGGTAGTCATATCAATGAAGGCACAGTTTTCCTCATAAATATAACCTTCTCCTCCCTCTTTTATCCATTTGATAGAAAACTTATATATACCATCAACAAACTCAGTAGCTCCATTAAAGAACTCAGGCTTGACATAGATGGCCTCTTCCTCTGTATTGAAGTAGTAAATATTGCTGGCAGGGAGAGTCTGGCCAAAGGGAATGGGGGTGTAGGGAAAAACTGTACCATACATGGCATCAGTAATAACATAGTTGTCAGGAATGCCCTCCACATTCATGATATTGCCACCAGTGAAAGTAATGATAACATCAGTGACAATGGACAGGTTAGTTAAGAACCACTGATCAATAGCAGTCTTCATGGAAGAAGGATCAAAGCCAACACTCTCCAAAGTACAGTTATTGGTGCCACATGTGCCCAAGACAGGAGACAGGTCAACATCAACAATAATAGCTTGGCGATTAACACTAAAGATGGACTGGATACCTATCTCAGATAATGTTTCCTGCTTATTTACAGCTTCAGATAAATCTGCTGACCAAGTAGCTTCCGCAGTGAGATCAAATGAAAAAGTACTGACCTGATCAGTACAATTTTCCTTACAGCAATTGATGTTGCCAGTCAGGATAAAGCTCTCTATGGTGAAGTCTTCTAGTTCATCTGCAAAGTCAGTCAGTTTAATATAGTTATGATACTTTAATATGACCATGAGAATAGAAGTTTAAAAATGTCAGATAAAAGTAAGGGCAGTGGAAACTGCCCCTCTCAGATCAATTAAGATATACACATTATTAAGACAAACTTTCTATTCCATCTGTAGCAGCAACCAGTGTTGTAGTAGCCACATTTGTACAACCATCATTAGCAGCAATGTCATCAGCAAATGTCCCAAATTGTGTGAAGATCAGGGCAAAGAATGCTCCTATTGAAGTTGTTGTGACTGTATCAGCACAAGGCACAGCTATGATAGTTTCAAGATTATTCAGGTATTCAAGCCATCCTCCCACACTTGCCTGATCATAGGCAAGGATCACAGTGTTGTAATTGGCACCCGGAGTAGCATAATAAATTGTACCACCATTTCTTTCAAGACCATGCACTGCAGAAGTCCTGTAAGGGCCAGGTTGACCATTTGTGCCTCCTGACATGTATTCCAGTTGGCGGATATCATAGCCACTGCCTTCACTGTTTGCAGCTTCAGTTACTACTGTAACTGTACCACTGCATTCAAAACCAACAGGCAGGGAAACAATAAAGTCAATATTGCGATTCTTTACATATTTCAGGTTGATAGAGCCATTATAGCCATTGATAGCCATTGGCACACCTGTAATCCTGATGCCGGCACCTGCTCCCACATAAGTGGACTGGAAGGTATCAAAGGCAGCACCAGCAGCAATAGTGGTCTTGGTAGCTGCAACAATTGGAGTGATAGTCATACCAGTTACAGGAGTGGTGTAAACCAAGGTTTCAGTTGAACCTGAAACAGAGGTCACAGGATAGATGCTAATCACACCTGCTGCATTGGTAGCCCTGTAAGGAGAACCAGTCTGTGTATTGATCTTGGTGACAATCTTGCCAGCAGCTATTGTCACAGTATCACCAGTGGTCACTGGCACTGTGTAGGCAGTAGTGCCTATGGTAATCACTGCATCTGCTGTGGCAGTAGGACCTGCTGCTACTGTAGCAGTTATCTTGTTGACAACATAACTGGCAGTAAGCATACCATCAGGATCAGCATTGATCTGGTTGACAATTTGTTCTGCAATCTCATTAGGATCACCAGTACCACAATCCTCACAGGCATCTGCACAACATCCTGTTCTTGCATTGTAAGACTTGGTGAACTGGTTGAAGCCACTTTCAATATATACCTGACCATTGCGGATTTCAATTTTTACCACATAGTCCTCCTCACATCTTGCAGTGATACCCATGATATCCACCACTTTGGCAATGTCAGCTACAGTACCCCTGTAGGTGAGGGCTTTCACATTGCGGTTCTGGATTACCTGACCTGCTGATGTCTTGATGTCCTGTATAGAACCTACAGCACCGGGATCAACACCTACAGCAAGGTATATGTCTCTGCAATCAGTGGCCACAGAACCATCAACTGATAATCCTGTATGAAAATTAAATACTCCAAGCTGACCTACTGCTAGTGTATTAGGTCTTGCACCAGCAGCTAATAGTGCAGCATTACCAGAAGTAACTAATACTTGTGAAACAGGGTTTGTTGTTGCCATTTTTTTGAATATTTAAGATATAAATTATTATTACTGTGTCAATTCTACTCCTTCTTTCTTAGCCTGTCTGTCAGGCATATTCAGGTTTCCGGATATGATCAGTACAGCTAAGTCAACTATTTCCCTGTGTACTGGCTTTGGTAATATACAATCCTGTGTACCTGTGAGAACTACACCATCTAATGTAGTGTAAGTCCCTCCTGGCCAATCAGCAGCATTGTGTATCCTTCTTGGTTCTTTGAGGTATTCAAGTATGACCTTAGTGATGCTGTAAGTACCATCAGTAAAGACCCTGATACCTTGATCATTGAACCTCATATTTGAGACCCGCCATATAAAAGAACTTCTGTCAAATGGAGAGAGTTCATGTTCATCATCATGCTGAACCTCTCTGAGCTTGAGGACTTTGTCTATACATGTCCCTTTTGTCCCCAGTGCATAAGCCTTTGCCAAGAACCAAAAATCTGCTGGCAATGTTGCCATGAAAGAACTGCTGTCAAATACTGTTGGAACTATTCCAGTAGCAGGTATCTGGTCTACTACTATTGTTCTTATGTCATTAATAGTTCTCTGGTTCAGTTCAAAGCCTATCTGTTTTCCATATCTGGGTTGTGCTATGATCTTTACAAATACCTCCTGTGCCTCATTCAATTTCCAGTCTATTTCAGGTACATATAAATTCCTGTATTTCTGACTATCAATCTTATTGAGTTTCTGCTTGAGATCATAATGCATTTCCTTTGATGTCATGCCAGCTTATTTATTTCCTCTTTCAAGGATAGCCACTTTCAATTTTGCATTACTGGGACTCTTGAACCATTCCACTGCTGCCTCATAATCAATTCCTATCAGTTCTCCCATGTAATAGATACTTCCTGCCTCCTTGGTCAATATATCTCTTTGAAGCAGGTTGAGTACTGATGCCCTTACTGCCACTTCTTCCCTGCCCATGCTCACCAGTTCTGTGAATTCAAGTATTCCGGGCTGGTTAGGTTCATTGTTCTGGATGATGGCATCAATTTCCACATCAATGAAATTACCACTTCTGCCCTTCACTGATTTCTTGGATAGTATCTGGATGATATTAGCCTTGGAATCATCACTCATTTCAAGGAGCATGGCACTTGCTTTTCTGCGAAGCTGGACTTTATTAGCCTTGGATGATACTTCTTCTTCCTCATCAAAAATCACATGGGTAGCATCAGGCCACTTACCTTCTTCATACTCCTTCATGGAGTTTGCCACCAGCTTGTTAGCCTTCATCAGCTTCACCTTCACATACTCAGCAGGTTTGCTTATGTCAAAGATCATTGTGTGATTCTGCAACATCACTGTTCCCGGCTTAGTGCTGTAGTAAGGATGGGGTTCACTTGGATTAAAGGTATCAGATAAATCTGCTCCTATTAATTTTCCATATTTGATGGCCTCGTCTTCAGTTAAGCCTGTAGCATATTTACCAGTTGTATGTTCATAAAGAGCTTCAACTGCTTTTGGCTGTGCAAAGGACTCTTTCCCTTTCTTGCCATGCCATGATTTCCTGTCCAGTGGTCTTACTTCAACTTTTATTGCTGCGGGATCAGGTATCTGTGCAGGCATTGTTGTTGAAATAATCTGTGATTGTCTTGGTCTTGCTTCAGCTACCTGATCAAAATCTGTGATCTCATCTGCTAGTGCCATAAAATTTCGTTTTTGTCGTTAATAAATGTGTTGATCTTAGTATTAAAAAGAAGGTGGAGGCTAGTCTCCTCCACCCCTCGGAGGATATATCAAAGCAATGAAAACATAAACTTTAGTTACGGGACAGGATGAGTTCACCACATCTTGTCACATCTTCAATGTGGACACCACACTGTTTTTGCACATGCATTTCATAATAGTCACCTGAGTGTGCCATAGAACCTTTGTTCACAGGCCCATAAGGAGTATGCAAACCATGTACATAGCCAAGCTTGAAGCTGTTAGCCCTATCAACAAGCTGGACATTGGTGCCCATTTCACCCTTGCCATTGAAATCAAGGAAGGTGATTCTTTGAGATTCAACAGGATAACCTGTCACAGGATCAATCTCAAAATTGATTTCCCTGTCATCATAAAGAGGGTTGTGAACCAGTTCCAGTTCAGCACCATTAGCCATGCGATATCTTACAAATTGGAAGCCGGCAACAAGGGCATTCTCATGGTAGGCTGATGTTGTCTTGTCAATGAGAACTTTATCAACCACTTGTATAAAGCCCCTTCTCTTTTCAGACCATGATTGTATAGCCCTGTGGAATTGGATCATTCCATACTCACCACTGAAGCCTTTAATTTTTCTTGTAGCTCCGGGTTTTACCCTGCTGTAGAAGATATCCATCAGGTATTCTTCTATTAAGGGGGCAGACAGGTGAGAATAAAAGTGTTGGTGGGAGTCTTCCAGTTGTTCCTGAACACCGGGGCCAGAATAAATAGGTCTGCCATTGGCACCAAGCACAGTGTCAGTGCTGCGGGAATACCAGTAGCCTCTTTCAATCTCCCTGTACCACTGTTCCCAGTATTCAACTTCAGCATATTTTACCCATGAATCATGCCACCTGCCTTTGCTATCCTGTATCTTGATAGCCAGCACTTCATTGGCAGCATCACCAGTTACCCTGTATTTCTTCCTGAAACGGGACATCCTGTTTTGCAAAGCAATAGGCAGGCTGTACTGAGTAGAACCAGATTGTTCAGCAGCTTCCTCATATTGAGAGTAAAGCTTGGCCCATTGCTGATTGGCAGCAAGATACTTGATAGGTAAGGAAACTGTAGGATCATCCCACATACCTCTTACTTCATAAATGAAGCCCTTACCATGTTTGAAGGATTGTGTTACAACCCTTACCTGCCATTTTTTATTACTTGACCCAGGATGGAGAATATCACCGGGAACATACCAGTCTTCATCAAGCTTCAGCTTGAAGGTCTGTTTAAATCTTCCCGGAGTTAAATTGGCAGATGGTTCAACATTCTCAATCACTATCAATGGTCTGGTGTTTGCACCCTTCATTGTCCACTCCCAAACAGTGGTATTGATTGTCTTTTGTTGTTTGCCAGCCAGCATAGTTGTCAGGGGGTTATCTGAGTATCTCTCAGATGTGAACAACTGTGTCATCTTGGGTTCAAACACTGTTGGCTTAATGAGTAAAGCTGCACCAAGGTGGTTCAGCTCCGTCATATTAGCATGCCAAGGCATTTGCTTAGTGATTAATCTGTTTAATAGTCTTGCCATTGTAACAAGTTTTTGTTTTATTTTAAATTACTTAACCTTCTTCAAAGTAGTCTGCCATTGATCTCTTAGTATATGATCCTGAAGAGGTTGGCTTAACTCCTTTTTTAGCTTCCTGTAATTTAGACTTTGCTTTTTTGGTAACCTTGGTTTCAATCTCAGTTATCAAGTCATCGTCTACCTTAAAGTTATTTTTGAGGAGTTTGGCAAGGATGATTAAATCCTGCTTATCCTTTTCTGTTTCTGCTCTTAGTATCCTTGATAGTTCTGCATTCACAGGAGGAACATACCTGTTAGGCCCTACCTTCACTGTTGCCCTGTTGATGTAGCTGTTGAGTTCTTTCCTCTCAGCTTTACCAATAGGAAACATACCTACTGCTTCAGTTTTATCAAGCACCTTAGTAAAGTCCTCTTCAAAATCCCTTGCATCAGCCTCTCTCTGCTTACTAGCCTTCTCCTGTGCTTTCATCAAAGCCTCTTTATCTTTTGCTTCAGCAGCTTTGATCTTATCATACCATGCTTCAGACTTGATCTTCTCCTGTCCTTTGTCCTTGATGAATTCCTTCCTGTCCTCAAGGTCATCACCAGTCATTTTTTCATACTTGGTGAGATAGTGATTGATAACAGCATCAACCTGTTCAGGCTTGCTACTATCAAATTTATCAAGGCCAAGAGTACCAGTGACATAGACAGCAGTAAAGTCTGAGGTTCTGCCACCATCCTTTTTAAATTTCAGGAAATCCTTTCCATCCTGATCAAGGTCTTTGGCAAAGCCTTCAAGAGCTTCCTGAAATCTTTCATCAACTTCTATTGCTTGTAATTCAAAGAACTGGTCTTCAGTGAGCTTTGTACCCTTCTTTATCTCAATGTGTTCAAGTATTCCTTTTTCTTTCAGCTCCAGTGCCAATGTAGTGTAGAACTCCTTATCCTTCTCAAGCTGCTCTTCATCTTCGGCTTCTTCCTGCTCATCAGTTTTAGCCGGCTTCTTCTTCTTCACTACTGCATCATCCTCATCATCATCATCTGGATCAGGTTCTTCTTCTTCTTCCTCATCCTTTTTTTTACCTGCCTTCTTAGGAGTTTTCTTTGTAGTGACCTCTTCTTCCTCTTCTTCATCATCCTGAGCTTTTACTGATTTCTTCTTAGGAGGTGCAGGCTTGTCAGTGAAAAACTCCATGTTCTCAGGGTCAAGGTCATCTTCCTCTTCATCTGACCCCTTTGATTTCTTTTTGGGCTTTGCTTCATCAAAGTTTGTAGAATCTCCAAGGTCATCATCTTCTTCATTCTCTAATTCTGCGGGAGATTTCTTTACTTCTTTGATTGTCTTACTTGTCTGAGATTCAAGTTTTTCCGAGGTAATTCCGAAGAAGTCTTCAGAATCTCCATCAAATCCAAAACCTGCCAAAGGATTTGATGCTGTGTTTGTCTTTGCCATAATCCTGTGTAAATTTAAAGTTTGAAAGTTGAATTTATTACAGTTTAAAACTGTACTTTTTAGAAAGTTGCTTAATAGCTTTTTTATTTGGCTGGTGCTAACTGTTTAGAAGCCTTTTTATCTTCAATCTTAAGTTTCTCTTTATCCACATTTTTCTGATGACGGAACTCTTCCTCCTTCAGGCTTAATTCCCTCTGCCTGATCTCAGCATCAACTCCATATTTAGCAACTTCCAGTATATCAGGTTCAGTATCCTTGTCCATATCTTTATCTTCATTGAAGCCCATTGAGAGAATAGTTTGCTGTTGAATGACAGTCTTTCTTCTTTCTTCTTCCTTAGTAACGATAACCTTAATATCATGATCCCTGTCCAGTTGTTTCTCTGCTGAAATAGCCTGTCTTGCCTGCTGTTCAGCTTCAATTCTTCTCTGTTCAGAAGCTTGGGCTTCTTCAGCTTTACGAGTCTGTGCAACTTCCAGTAAGTCTTCAGCTTCAGTGATGGATTCAGATCTGATAACCTTGATGATGTCAGCAAGATCAGCCTGTTGGTTCTGCATTGCAGCCTGAGCCAATCCTTCCACTGCTCTTTTAGCATCAGCAGCTTTGGAAGAGTTGGAGATAAACAGGCCATAAGTGGATGAATCCAGCAGATCAGGATCAATAGTAATCATCTTATAGGTCATATCATCAAGGATATAGACCAGTTTGCGTGGCTTAGAACCAGCATAAGCTACCTTTGCTGTCTCCACTAATCTCTCAAGAACATTGCCCTTGACAGAGTTGTGCAGCTCAAAGTAAGGTTGAATGATATGTGAGGATTGAATAAGATTTTGTCTGGTGTTGGATACTGCTTCATTAGGGCCAATCTGTGCCTCCATTTGCTGAGTAACCCCAATGCTTGTTCCACATTTATGCTCAATATATTCTGCAAATTTGATGTACTGATCAATGCTGGAGGCAAGGCTCATGTCAATTTCTTTGACCATGTTGGTGACATCTCCTCCTCCCCTGTTGCCCTCCTCATTAGGATTGAGCCATGCAATAGAGTTGGCCTCAAAGAAGTAAGTCCACTTATTGATATCAATGCCAGCAGACTTGGGGATACTGTTCAGGTTCATGGCCAGCTTCTTTCCTTTGTCTGAGGCCATCATTAATTCAACCCTGTAGAGAATAACATCGTAGAAGTATTGATATCCCTTCATCCTGTCCATTGCAGAGGTGACAGGAGAGTTGAGATTGTCTGTAGTTGCACCACAGTAGGGAAGCTTGCACTTGTATAAGTTATCAAGGTCTTTATGCTGACCTGGGACTGCTCTTGCATAGACGAAAATATCACTCATGATCTTATAGCACTCATGAGTTTCAGGTATCCATTCCCATTCAATTTTGATATCCCCTGCCATCTCATTTAACTTGTAATTCTCATCTACCAGCTTCATCTGCTCTTTTCCATACTTGTCCCTATAGGTTAAGAATCCAGTTTTGCGCAGAGACTTCCATGTAGCATGGACTACTCTTATGGTATAAGGATCATTATAATCTTCATTGAAAGTGAATTCTGCATCCCTGAGAGCAGCTCCGGGATTATGATGATAGGTGTAGATTTTATCAATATCATCCTCTGTCAGTTCAGAACCAAAGCTGGCTACCACTTCTGAAGGAGAGAGCCTGTATTCATATACTGCCCATTCTCCATCTTCGATATAATCAAGGTCAGGAGATTTATCATAGTCAAAGAATAAGGGATTGATAACTTTAAGACAAGGTTCACCATTAAGAATGCCTACCCAGTATATCTCCTCTCCGGCTATCAGGGAGTGTTTACAGCCCTTGTTAAACTTCTCTGCCACTTTCTCCTTGAGGATGAGGTACTCCAGTATTTGATGAGTCATGGCTTCAGCAGGGTCTTGGTGATCCCTTACCATGTACTTTCTTACTTCATCAGGAGTCTGTGCCTTAGTCTCTTCTGCTATTTGCTGTTGCAGGGATTGCTCTTCTTCAGGAGTTAGCTTTCTTCCCTTTGTCTGGGCCATTGTCTGTTGTTCTATCTGCTCCTTGATTGGCCTCATCACCTCTCCTATCACATAATCCTTCAGCAATTCAGTTTCCTTCTGCTCCCTTCTGGTAGTAGCATCTTCATTGACAGCTACTACCTTCCATGAGAAAGGCATCTTCATCTCCATGCCCATTAGAACCTTTATCTTTCCTGAAACTATATCCCTATTGGTAAAATTAGCTGGCAGGTCTCCTACCTCTGAACCAAAGGGCTGACATACATAAGTGAAATCCTGTATGTCTATGATGTTATTGAATAAGTCATAGTTGACTTTCTTGCGCTTATATTCTGAGAGGCCACTAAAGGCCATGAAATTTGTACCATTAAAGGATTTAGTATCTAACAGGTTTGCCTGATCCTTATACCACTGTTTATCATTTGCATCTTTCTTTCTCTGACTTATCCTCTGTTTATTGTTAAGATACTTGGTGTTCATCAGGCTGAATGTTTAAATTGTTTCTTCATCATTTCAAGTAAGTCATGAGCATTGGATGAGCCATTATTCTCACCATGTACCTTGTTCTCTTCTTCTTCTGCTATCTGGAACATGACCATCATGAAGGACATCACCCTATCAAAGTTACCTTGTCTGTTGTAGAAGATCAACTCTTCAAGCAATGCAGGATCATAAATAGTTTCAAGGTTAAGAACTGCATAACCATTCTCATCATAATCACGTATATCTAATAACCACTGCTTAATGTATTTCTCTCCTGCATCTTTGAGTTTCTCTGCCATGTGAACACCATAGACTCTTGCTACCTTGGAATTGTTGATAGCTTTAGAGATAACACCATCAGGCTGAGCAGCAAGCAAATGTAACTTTTTTCTACGTTCAAAGTATTTTTTAACATGAGTGACCTCATTCTCATGCATGATCTCTGCTCCATAAAGCTCTGCTAACATTTCACATATCCTGTTCACATCATCAGGATCATAAGGTCTGCCTATGTACTGTGCTACTATCCTGTTGGAGCTATAACTGAACTTATGATTTGCTTTGTAAACATAGATGCTGCCAAGTGAGGGGAGAACAGAGGTTGACTGATCTTGCCTATAGGGGTCAAAGCCCATCTTATATAAGCCTCTGGGAGCATTGGGAATTGGGTATTCATAGATGACAACAGAGCCTTTAAGGTCTTTGGTCTTTGGTTTGTAATCCCAGAGTGGCTGCAGGTATCCATCCAGATCAGGTGTTGCCTTGATGATGTATTTCTTACCGGGGATTTTATGTCCATCATCTGTATAGGTATCTGGTTGATTGACTTCCCTTCTTTCAAGAAAGCATGCCTGCCCATATTTGAGATGCAGGTTCTCTCTCATCACCCTGTTATATTGATTACGCAGTTCAATTACAGGGAAGTCATTCATGGAGACCATTAAGAATGCCTCCATTGGATTGAAAGGATGCTCCTGTACTCTTTGCTGGATAGAGCCAGAGTCAGATGCATTGGCAATGATCTTTGCCCTTACTGTTTTCTCTTCCTTGGTTGCTCCTATGATATCACTGTTTCCCTGTTCATCATAGTAGCCTTCCATGTTCCATGTAACAGGATGGAAGAAGCCACAACAGGAATTCTCTGCATCCTCATCCCATACATTGACAAATGGCATGAGGTTATCTTCCTTGGGATGATAGAACATATCTGCATAGTCTGCTGTGCCTGATTCCATATCACCACCTGTACCAAAGATGATGATCTGTCCTGTAATGTATTTACCTGCTGACAGGCTTGGTGAGGTTTTCCTGAAGCTCTCCTTAAGATTAGGGAAAGCTCCTGACTCTTCAAACAGAACTACCTTGGGGTCTTTACCTCTGGCTGCTTCAGGATTATCTGCAAATGTTATTGCCATTATCTCTGACATATAGCCTGCTTCCACTGGCATACCCTGTGCATTCATTTCCCTGAAGGAGGCCCTCTTATGTTCTGCCTTATCAACATATTCCCTTGCCTTTCCCCAAGCTGTTTTGTCATTGAGGAAGGATAGATATTCAGAAGCCATACCCATTGTACCAGCAGGGTACAGGTATTTTTTGTCAAAAGCCCCAATGATAGTCTGAGACTTGCGAATAGTGTTGTAGACATTGGCACAGATAGCTCCGTTTTTATAGGAGTAACCTTTTCTACGGGATTTACCAATGATAATGTGATGTCCTCCATCCCTCCAATCAACTTCAATGGTAAAAGGAAGAGCAAGACTTTTAAGAACTTTCTCCTCAAGGATAGTTCTGAGATCAGAGTTCTTTTTAAGTACACCATCAGGGTCAACATACTGGAAATTGGTTGTATCATTTATTTCAAGAGCATTACTAATTCTCACCCTCTCAGCTTCAAGTCTCCAGTACTCAGCTCTCTGTTCCTTAGTGGAAGGAGCTAAAGCCTCATCAGTGAACAGGCCATTTTTTGCTATCTCAATGGCCCAGAAAAATGCAAAGTCCCCATCCCAGAAATCAGGAGCTTTCACTTCCTTGATTGCTATCTTACCTCCCTTCTCCTCTGCTATCTTGATCTGTGTGAAGTTCAAATAAAAATAGTGGTGTTGTGTTATCTTCACCCCACCACTACTGTATCCATTGATGCACCTGTCCAGCATAGTATCCCAGTACTCTGTGTACTGGTGTGAGCCTTCAGGGTCAGTACAATAGTATCCATTCTTCCTGAAGCCAATGGCCTCCTCCCTGAATACCTGTGTGTTTAACCATACTCCCTGTTCATTCCTGACCTGATTGGTTATAAACCTTGTGCTCACTGGCTACCTGTTTTTAAAGCTGTCATAAAATAAAGTATTAATCTCCCTGTCTGGTGTCAATTCAATATGTTCATCAAAGACACTCTCATACTCAAGCAGCCTGTTAAGCCTTACTATGAGATTGAGGTGGATCTGTTTTGCTACTTTAGCATCACTGCTTATGTACTCTTCCTTTGAGGTGTAGGTGCTGATGATATCATCACAGTCCCTTACCACTCTTGTTGAGTTAATGATCATCCTCCTGATCTCATCCCTCATGAAGAGAAGTTGAATTTCAAAGATGTTTAGTTTTGTCCTTACCTTCTTCTCAGTTGGAGTGACATACTTACTGCTTATCAACTTTTCATAATTGGCAATGTTCTCCCACATTTGCCTGCCTTCATCTGTTAATTCTTCTGTGTGTGACATAGTATATGTTTTTAGGTTGGAGTCCAGTACTGGATTTGAACCAGTGTCCCAGGTTTTGCAGACCTGTGCTTTAGCCCCTCAGCCAACTGGACATGTTAGGTGATTATCTCTCATACTGACCTATCTTTCTTGAGTTACGAGTCCTTGACTCTTCTACCAGTTCAAAGTTGACCTTGCTTCTTGCTATTTCCACTCCTTTAGCCACATCAGGCAGTTCTTTCAGAGCTGCTGCCACTTCTTTAGGCTTGATGATCATCATTCCTGTCCTTGTTCTCTCACTAAAGTTAAAGGTATTAAAATAGTTCTTCAATTTCTCAGAGGCCACTAAGCCGGAGGTGAGCAGACCATAGGAAGGAGAGTAGTCATCCAGCAACTCCTTGTACTTATCAATGCACTGGATCATGAAGTCAGTGTCAGGATAGTGTTCATCTTTATAAACCTCCTTCTTTACTTTAGCTGGCCTGTCTTCCTCACTGTATCCAAAGTAGGGATTGGATTTCTTAGGTGAGCATACCAGTTCCACATATTTGAATAACTGCCTTGCCCTTGAATGACCTTCACTCTTATCAGCTTCCCAAATGGAAGAGAAGGGTTCTATCATCAGTGCATGTTCACTGACTATGAGCACTCCATTAACTATTTCCCAAAGCATCCTGTAGTCTGTTTAATTGTGTTATCTAATCCATCTGTATAAGGTACAGTAGTGTTAGGTTGGGCTGGTGGCAGCATCTTATTCTCAAGCAAATCCACATCATCTGCCAATAACTCTTCATGAGTGGCTTCCTTGAACTTCTGTTCTTCATGATACTTTTCAATAGTGAGAAGACCATCTGTATCACCATAATCAATATAGAGCTTCTGCATTTTCATCTCACTGATTGTATCAGCCATAAGCATATATCCCTTGTACTCCTCTTTTATAAGTGAACCAAGTAAGGGCTGGTTATTAATAATGCTTCCATCAGCCTGTAACCATCCTATGATCTGTGGGTTCTCAAAGTTAGCAGAGTAGACAGGAGTAGGAATGTAAGCAAACTCCTCCACTAAGTTGTTCTTCCTGATGAAGAAGTTGGTCTCCATTACTTTGGCCTGCAGTGTTTCCAGCTCAGGTTCCTTGGTAGTGGTAGTGAGGGTGTTAATGGGAGCTGCTGCCCTGAACAAAGACTTAATGATCCTGAGTATTTTCATGTGTATATGTTTATCTTCCTACCCTTGCTGTGAACTTCAGTTCCTCTGTCACTGTTGTTCCATCCTGAGAAGTGTACTGGATAGTGACAGTCTTATTGGCTTTGTACCATCCTTGTACAATGAGTTGCTTGGGTACAGAGTTGGGCTTGTAAGTGATAACAATTTCATGACTGGCTGTATCATTGTAAACAGTGGCACAATCACAGGTGCTCTTTACATCAAGGATTTCACCCATGTAGTCATAGGGAAATTTCACATGGATAGTCTGCCCTGCTCTTACATGGCCAAGATCAATAGAATTTCTCAGTAACATGCACCTTAGATTTATCGTTTAATAATTTAGGTTTTCCAAACTGCTGATATTCCTGCTCCCAACACTGTTCATTGATGCACACCACTGACTGATTGACACTGAATCTTCTCCACTGGTCAGCATTCATCATAGGAGGATAGCAGGGTTTGTCACAGGATTTGTTTGCCATCTGTAAAGCTGTGGTAGCACAGCCACATAACTTACAGGAACCTTCAGAATAGCAATCAACATCCATCCATCTTATCCTGTACTGTATCTGCTCATGGATGTGATTTCTCATCATCCACCTGAGTTTATTATTATAGAATATCCAGTATCTATAGTAACCAAGGAAGTAATGCCAGATGTCAACCAGATTCCTGCTCTTCGTTAATCTCTTTTTTGTCATACTCATCAAGGTGTTTCATGTACCTGCGTAAATAATCAATAGTATCTATGTAAGCCTGTCTTATTTCCGGAGTATCCTTATTGAGTGATAACCTTTTTGTGTATATGCCCATGATCTTTTTAAGCCTTGTCCTGTAAGTCCTTATCTTACCAAGGTACTTGACATGAATGATAGGAATATTATCCTGTCTTATGCAGTGCTTGATAAACTCAGAAGGAGTCCTGCACATAGTTGAGAAGGTCTGGAAGTCTATGTCAGGGTACTGGTCTTTTACTGATTCATAGTACTGTTCAATAGCCTGATCCTGTGTTAAGATGGGCATATTACCTGTATTTTTTAGTGAGGATTTCCATAGCCTTATTGAAATCAGCTTCTATCTTATCCAATCCCTCAACAAAAGCAGCCTCTTTATGGAGGCCGGCATTAAATTCAGCTTCAGTGATAACTGGTTGTCCTTCCTGTCTTACATGCAGGTTATAGTATTCATGAGGCTTCATGGGCCTTTTCATGATGGGGTCTATAGGATTATTCTGGACATTATTCAGTTGTGTCTTACTCATGGTTATTATTGTTTTGTGAGACAGTGATAGTACTGAGATTCACTAATTTAAACAGATATTTCTGTTCATCTACATTAGGAATAAGCAAGGGGTATATTTTTATCATATCCCCTTGCCTTTCCAACACTCCTTTGTCAAATAAGAACTTCATAAAGTTAGATAATCCTGCCGGAGAAAGATGAAGTTTAGCCATTACAATTTTCCTGGCTGAAGGCCCAAACCTGTAAGTGGCTATGTCTCCTTCCAGAGCCATAAAAGCAGCAATGACCTCTATCTCCCTTGGAGTCATCTTAATGGGGAGAATACAATTAATGAGATTGAGATGAATCTCATAGTATTTATCAGTAGAGAGTCTTAATGTTTTTCTAATGTATTGATCCATTGGTAGTATATGATTGGTCTAGGATAAGGTGAGGGGAATGAGTGCCTTGAGATGTTTCTCTATCCTGTTGATTAGCTGGTGCTGTGGCATAATACTGATGAACTTCTTACCACTGCTGTATATCTCTCCATAGTCCCTGTTCCCATCATTGATGTCAACGAATATTCCCACTGCATCTATCTGGTAGAACATCAGCTCCCTGACATCACACATCTGTAAAGAGTATCCCTCATGGTTGGCAGTCATGGACATAGTAATCTCATTATCATGGAAGATGGGAATATTCAATCCTTTTGGCATCATGGCATTACTGGCTTATTGTCTAATGGTAAGAAGACCTTATGAAAAAATCTGAATTCATGTTTGGATAAGGACAGGTCAAGGTCAATGGTGAATTCAATAGCTGATCCATCCTTTAGAAAACAAAAGCAGGACTGGTTATCGAAGACCATCCTGCTAATTCCAATCCTATTGGTTATTTCTACTGCTTGCTCCCCTGTAAGTTCTGTCTCAATAGGCATAATGTGTGTTACTTTAATGTCGAGAGGGGAAGAGTTTGGGGAATATCAGCACTAAGCACTTGTAACTTCTTTGCTTAGTCTCATTGCTAAGTGCTGAAACTCACCTCATCCAACTTAAACATACTCATAGTTTTAATTTTAGTATGTAAAAATCTTACTTAAGTCTGATGCAAAATTACATACTAAAATGTAATTTCCAAATAAATTTATGTATTGTCAGATTTATAATAGGAATCCCTGATAATGACTCTTTATCAGGGATTATTAGGAGATGGGTACAAAAGAAAAAGTTACTATACCTAAGTCTTGAAGTTTACCCCTGTATTCACTCCCATGATATGAAGCAGGTATAATATCCCTATAATGATCAACAGGATATTGATTGCTATTCTTGGGATTCCGGGGGTTACATAAGTATTATTGGCCCAGAACAAAACAGCGAATAATACCACAATCAGAAACAATAGGATTATACTCATGTTAGTTTCATTTGATGACGTTCTTAAGTGAAAAGGATGGTACTGTAAAGAATCAATTTATGTACCGTAAAAAAACCCTATTAGGAATAATAGGGTTTTCATCTCAATCAAAGACAAAGCCGTAATACAAAAAACAAAAAAAATATGCAAAAGTTTCTACAACCTGGGGTACACACTACCCAAGTGCATATTAAAGATAGCTCATTAGGTCTTTACAACCAAAATATCAATGTCCTGCCACGCTACTCCATTCCAGAATTTCATCTTAGCTGGTGGACTGGAGTAATCCTGTAGATTCATGGCTTCAAGCAAAACAATAGTGTATGAACCTGTACCTGATTGGGTAGTGGTTAAGGCGAGGGCTTCATTAATGGAAGCAATGATAGCAGACTGAGAGGATATCAGATCTGAGAGTGTAAGAGCTTCAATGATAGTACTGAGAAATGACATAGAAGAAGAAGGACTATCACTGAGAGTAAGAGCTTCTGCAAGAGGAGCTAAGTAAGTCATCCTACTGGTTTGCTGAGTAGCAAGAGTCATTGTCTCAGCTATCACCATGAGATAAGCAGAAGAAGAGAGATAGTTATCATTGAGAGTCAGAGGTTCAGTGATATTGACTAAGTAAACATTAGTGGAAATGATAGTATCAGTGAGGCCCATCAGCTCTGATATAATGGCTGAGAATGCTCCTGAAGCTGATGGAGCATCTGAGAGGGAGAGAGCTTCATTGATAGCTCTGTCACTGATAAGAGAACTGAAGGGAGCATCTGCCAGAGCAAGTGCTTCTGTGATTGAGGCTGAAGTGATAAGAGATGAGCTGAGGAGATCAGCCAGAGTCATGGTCTCATCTATTATGGCAGGTACACTTCCAGTGAGTCCAACTATCTCATCAATGAGGGCCATAGCTTCAAGGATAGAGGAGGACATCACCTGTGTAGGAGTAATGGCATCAGTCAGGGAGAGGGCTTCAGTAATTGAAACAGTGGCAATAGTGATGGTAACAGAAGGAGTATCACTAAGAGCCATAGCTTCAGTAACAGATACAGTGATAAAAATGATAGTGGCAGAAGGAGAATCAGCAAGAGAAAGAACTTCAGACACAGATACATTATATGTAGAGCCACCAAGAGGGGCAGCAGGAGCATCAGTAAGCGCAATGGTTTCTGTAATGTCTTCATTGTAAGTAGTGCCACCAGCAACAGGAGGAATATTACCGAAGAATATCTTGAAGGTTGCTGGCATTTATGATTATGTTGTAGTAGGAATGCTAAGAACAAAATCAGCCCATTCTTTGGGAGAGGTCTGGTCTATAGCTACCACTGTTATAACATCACCATTCATTTCAGAGGCAGATAAGGTGAGCAGAACTAATATGGAAGCTGCAGGACTGACAGTGGGCAGGGTAGCAAGATCAGTAAGAGCACCACCATCAATGGAGACTTTGAAATCACCAGCAGCAATAGTAGGACTGGATTTAAAGTCTCCACCAGTGGCATAATCCTCAAGAGAGATTCTTATTTGAAAGTCCTCATTCTTTTTTGGCGGGTTAAAAGGCGCACTCATATGCTTGATTATTAAGGAGTTATGTAATACCTAATTGCAATCTTGCTCTTGGTTTAGTTATGTCCACTGATATCCTGTATTCATCAGCATTTGCATCTATTGAAAGTATGATGGGGTTAGGCTTAATGTACAATCTTGGAATAGTGTATATTCCTGTAAGATTATATAGCTGGTTTGTCATAAGAGTCTCAGCTCCCCAGGTTGTTCCTGCATCTGTTGAAACCTTATAATACATATTCATTGATGTAGGCCATGTCTCAGAGCCATCAGATTTACCAGCATAGAAGACATACCAGTAGTTAGTGACAAGGTCAAGGGTTATAGCACATAATCCCTGATCATCCACTGAGTTGTTGACAACATTAGTGAGGGCAGTGATAGCTGTCTCAGTAATTATCCATGCCTGTAAGTCAGCATTGAGAGTGTCAACCCCATTCCATGCTGTTAGAATAATACGGGAATTAGTAAGGTCTGGCACTGCTGAAAAGTTAGAGAAGGCTACAGATGCAGGACTATCAGCCATTGAAGCAGAAATTAAAGTTTCAGCCCAAGTGTTAGCTGAGTCATCATAAAGCTGGCGGCTAACTTCATTAGTCGAGATATCCCAGAATATGCCGATAATGTCATTGTTATCAGTGGCAAAACCCGGCATAAGAATCATCATATCTGTGGTTGCAGCAGCTTCATTGATTGTTCTGGTATCCCATACACCATTTGGGACATTGGCATTAGTAAGCCTGAAGAAACCTCCTTCAGTGCCATTATCTATCTGAGTCCTGCAATATACATTTCCTCCCCTGCTACGGGTAATGCTCATGAAGCTTCCTGCCAGTACTGCTGAAGTTCCTGCAAAGATAACAGTAGAAGTAGTTGAGAGAGTATCTGAAGAGTCAGTGTCTATAGTGCGATAAAGACAATCATGCCCTACTGTTTCCACGAAAGAACAATGAATAAGACCAGAGGACAGTCCTGACCATTTATCATACCAGACAGACAGGTTAAAAGCTGTACCTGTATAAACAACTGTACCAACTGACCATGTAAATCCTCCATCCAGTGACTTTTTGAAGCTTATATCCGCAGCAGCATCAATGTAGACATAGTACAGTACACCAGTGGGAGTCTGGATAAGATAATAAGTGCATGCTCCCTGATTTCTTCCGGTAGCAGCTCCATTCTGTGATATCACCATCTCTAATCTTCTGGGCATGGCAGGAGGAGGGGGGTTTAAGCTGAAACTGTATAGGCTACATTAAGAGTATCAGTGTTGACTACTGGCCTGTCACCACCTGTGAAGAGACCAGAGCTGAAGAGAACTCCAGCAGTGTTGTCAATGGTAGAGACTGCACCAGTACCTAAGACAATAAAAGCTCCTTTTACAGTGCCGGCACCAGTAATGGCAAAAGACAAGGCTGCAGTAGTGGTTTTTGAGCCAGCAGAAGCAGCATTAAAGACAACAGTCTTTCTGGGGGCTGTGTAAGTTGGGGCATTGGCCAGTCCAGCTTCAGTCCAACCAGCATGTGAAGCCATTGTATCACCTGCAACTATAGCAGAATAGCCAACAGAGGAGACAAGTCCCATGAAAGGGCCTGTTACTGTGTATGCTGCACCTGCCATGATTGTATCAAGGGTGAGATTCTTTCCAACATTGACAACGAGGTTATCAATAGTGTCCTCCCATTTGAGATTTCCATGACAATCAAAGCACTGGAAGTGATATTTTCCCTTAAGACCAAGGTGATCAATGGGGAGAGTGGGAGATTTGATGGTATTAGCGTTGAAGCTGTCATTGATATTAAGTTTTTCTGAGTTCATGAGAGATTATTTAAGTATTAGTAGATGAGTGGTAATTGTAACTAAGCCACTTCAGGGTAAACCTGAGTAGGGGTGAGGAGGAGGTGAGACTTAAGAGGTATCAATCCAGATATCTCCGGGTTCAGGGCTGGAGGGAGGAGAGGAAGACATGGTAATTTTCTTAACTCCGTCACCTAAGATGTAGTAAAGAGGGCTGGCTGCAGCCTGAATGTTCTCATTGGTAAGAGGAGGGGTGAGGTTAGAGCCTATGATCTGGTTGGAGTTAGGATTTTTGATGAACTGATCCCACATCCTGTAGACCATTGTATTAATCGTGTTCCAATTTCTGAAATCATCAGGCATAGTAGATGAAATAAGGTTAAAGATAGATAAAAGGGAGGGTATAAGGAAACCCCCTGTAGAAACAGAGGGTGAACCAATTTTAAAAAAACATATACTACGAAAAATGAAAACTTTATCACCAACCAGATGATAAGAGAGACAAAGGTAAGGCCAATGAGACACTTAAAATTTTTTTTGGTATTAAGATGAGTATAAAAAAATTTTAGAGTAGGAGAGAAGGTGTGATCCAAGTTCAGATTTTTTTTGGGGGGAGTGAGAGGGTGTGAACCACCTAAGCTAACAACCCCCATCAATCTTTGGAAGAAAGTGTCCCCCGCCATCAGGCACAGGCACTATTCCTGAGGCCGGCTAATATATAGTAGTAACACACTACGTGTAGCAGCACACTATGCTGTACACCCTGTGGCTCATGCCACATCACTACTATCCATCAAGCTACACTCATTGTATCATCATCTCTTAACTGTGTTGTACCACCACAACAAAGTGACCTTGTCACTACATGGTACATGCATGATTACCTATCAACCCCCATTAAGTTTTGGTATCATCATTTCTTTAACAATTTAAATGTCATTATTATGAACATTTCCCAGGTCAAATCAGCTATTGGTATCCCAGTTCTTAACATTGCTCGTCAATTAGATGAGCAGAATGTGCCTCAACCTTGGGTCTCCCATTGGGAAGACACTACAAGGACAAGGGTTACCATGCATGAGGACGTTTATGCCCTCATTGTGAAAGACAGAGACTTCGATAAGTTGGCCTACAAGGTCAGTCAGGTAACTCCTACTGATCCAGATAAGCTGCCTTATACAAGGATCGTCATCATCACTCCAATACAGTTATTGGGCACGCTGTAAGTTGACCAGCGATTACAATAGGGGAGGTGCAATTCCTCCCCTATTCTTAATCATCTTAATCTGTGCACATTGGGTGCATCACAACTTATTAGGTTCGACTCCTAACAGATTAACTATTCTTCATTTCTTCATTCACTCTAAATTTTGTCAATTATGAGACACTCTAAGGATTACACCATCACTGCAATTATGATTGTATTTATGATGGCAGTCATTTCAACAATGACTTGTTGCACTTCTGATAGAAGTGGCAACAGACAACCCAGGTACAAGGCTCAGTTTGCTATGCAAGCTCAACCTCCAACTGGTCATGTGTGCAAGGACATGAATCACATCACCTGTGATGGTGAATGTACTTGTGATGGTATGGAATGCCCTAATCCCATGCCTCAGATCAGTATTAAGCAGATTAATATTGATGATAGGGGATTCATATCAGTTAGATATGCATCAACTGATGGTCAGGAATATGCTTATGATTATATGACATCTGAGCAATTCCAGAACATCTTTGGGTTTATCATCTCAATGGAGAACTAAACCTGTTTGGCCTATTTGCATAATGGATGCAGGTATTAAGGTTCGACTCCTTATAGGCCATCTATTTTATTTAAATCACCTCTAAATTGTACTACTATGTTGTTATCTGCTTTGCCTCTTACAGAATGGTCTCAAGCTATGCATGATTTTGATGCAGTAATCAGAACCATTCCCCAAGGCCAGACTCTTGCATTCCCCACTATGCCTTATGAATTGTATGACATCAAGTGGATAGAATGTGATTGTAGAAGTGGTGCTTATTACACCACATTCTTCTTCCATCAAAAGAAGAAGAGCCAAGCTTGGCAAGATTACTTAGCCAAGTAATCTGTTTGACCTATTTATACACTGGGTATAAGTTGAGGGGTTCGAATCCCTATAGGTCAACTAAGTTCTGACAAAACAGGACTTTCTCACTCATGATTTATGTTATTCATGACAGCAATGGCCACTGTCTGGGCACACAACCCTCATTACAAGATGCAATGATTCTTGTAGATCAGTTAAACTCCAACAACTTTATGAATGATTGGACTTATACTGATGTTCATCCTGTTACTGCTGAGCAGATTAAGGATATCCTTGCTGCTCAAGCTATCACTATGAAGGAGCATGATGAGATGCAGAGAGTTGCTGAGGAAAGCTGGCAAGCACCTGATCAATGGCCTGATGAGGATTGTACTGAAGACCCTAAAACTCTTGCTGAAGAAGAGAAGGAAGCCAGAGCACAGTATCAGGACTGGTTATTCAGCATGACTGATGGTAAAGGGTTGTGATTTCTTATGCAAGGGGTTTGGCCCCTTGCTTTACATTGACCTATTGCATGATGGATGCAGTTGGTAAGGTTCAAATCCTTATAGGTCAACTATTCTTCATTCACTTAAATTTTAACTACAATGGAAACATTACAGTTTTTGGTTAGCCTGAAAACCAATTTAGAAAAACAGGTTTGGGATCTTGACTGCCAAATCAGAGACATCAGTGATGGCTTTGAGTATTATGTGCATGTCAGTAGCTATGGTAGTGGTATGGTCACTACTTATCCTAATTATCATTCTGCTTATCAGCTTGCTGGTAAGTATTTTGGTGATAATGGATATGCTAATGTCTATACCACCAATCCCAATCCCCCTGAAGTCCATCTCCCAGGTGGTGCTGTGTATCACATCTCATCAACTAAAGAGCAACTTGAAACATACTTGTTCTTTAATGGTGATAAGGGTGTGGTTAATCCTGTACTCATTCATGAATCTGAGGAAGATATGATGAGAGTGCAGCAGGATGATTGGGCAGAGGAGGGTCTGGATCAGCAGTACATTGAATGGATTGCTGAACAACAACTCCCATCAGATACCTATGATGGTGGTATTGTTGAATGATTTCTTATGCAAGGGGGAGACCCCTTGCTTTTATTATTCATTTATTCATTCACTCAAATACTAAACTTTTATTTATGCAGTACATTCTAACTCAGGAAGAGTATAACTCCTTGAAGAGACTTAGTGATCAGCACAGGGAAATGACCAGACTGGTAGACATTATGGGAGAACTTGGCAAAGATGGTAAAAACGTCTATAGCATTGCCAATGGTTTCATTAGTCTCACCACTGAACTAGAGATGAATATGCAGGATGGTCTGATTCAAGACACTCTCAGAAGATGGGAGAAGAACCTAAAGCTGGGAGACTTCAGAGAATACTGATCCACATTCTATTAAACCCCCACTAATTTCAGTACAAGTACACCAAACTTATGGTGTACTTTTTTTTTCTGTCCTTTCATTGCTAAAGGAATCCGATTCTGGGAGTATAAAAATAAATTTGGAAATGTCAGAAAAATACACTAACTTACAGTTACTAACACTCTCCCTCACCACTTATACACTCTCCCTCCCCACCACAGCAACCCGCTTATAATTATATTAGAATTATCTTATAATTATATACAAAACTCTCTATACTATTCTATTATAATTATATAAACTATTATATATATAAATAGGGGGTGTGGGGGGGAATTGCTTTTTTTGAAATTGAATACGGGAATAATTGGGAATAGCCAATAAGCGTCATTAAAGGCTGGAGAAATTGGAATTATTGTTAATAGAATGTTAAAGTATCCCTTTTTTTGGGAACTGATGGAAAGGCCATTCCAATATTGATCTGAATCAATTAAAATAACTGACAAATTGGCAAAGAATTGGCTAAAAATGCTGTTAATTAGTGCCTTAATTAGCTCTATAACTAATTGACAATCAGTCCACTCCCTATCAACCCCCACTAATTCCTGAAGACATAAGCAAATTGCAAGTTAATGCTCTAAAATGAGGCAAATACAGAGCTATTTGAGGACTAAAAGCATAGCTAACTTGCTTAGTATCATAGTATATGTCATCTTGGCATTCTAAAAACTATCAAATCACGCATTAACTAATTTGTAATAGCCTTTAATTCCCAAATCACCCCTAATTTTAATCAAATGACAAAGTTAAAACGTCTTTATTGTAACAACACTCTAAATCCTGTTCTATTTCACATCACATTATGGGTAAATACCCATCATAATGAAGAGGCTGAGCCATCTCTGTTAGATTATCCGGATTATGAAGAATTAATCACCAAGCCAGCTCATTATCAACTCCTCTTTAATGAGTGTGACTGGCAATGGGAGATTATGTTTTTTGATACCTATGAAACTATTGAAGAATTACCATTTTAATCATCTCATCAATCAACACTCATGAAAAGAACAAGCTTAGGTTATACCCTGCATACAGCTTTTGTCTCTTTGGTTATCTCACTGCTTATATCCCTGCTATCTTGTGGGGATACTAAGCAGCAGAATCTTAACAGACATGCTTTCTCAGACATTTCTAATCTTAATTTAAAAAACGCTAAATAATCCCTACCTACTATGACCACACACAGATTCAAGGTGTTCCACCCAAGAGGTGGACACCTCAACCACCAGTGCAAACCTGACTTCTATGAGTATGAAGAAATTTGCACAATTGATGTCCCTGACCTCCATGATGTATTCAGAATGACCCAGAATGATTTAAACCCCACCTATGCATTAGGTGGACACAGATCAACTTCTGTTGGAGACATTATTATGGACACCAGTGATGGAGATACTTACCTCATTGAAGGCTTTGGCTTCAGGCAGATAGATCAGGCTTGGCTGAACTTCAGGAAGAATTCCTATTTAAAATACTCTTATTTAAAAATCTTCGGTAAACACAACATTTAATCAAACTCATGAAGACAAAAATTCAGCTACTACTAGCCATACTGTTAATCAGTTTGGCTAGCTTTGCAAAAGACCCATGCAAAGGCACAACAACAAAAGGTCAGCCCTGTAAATCAACTATGACATTAGCAGATGGATTTTGCAAACATCATTCACCACTAACTCCCCGGTGTGGTGTAATGACTTCAAAGAAGATCCCCTGTAAAATGACAGTGAAGGTAGCCGGTGATAAATGTCAGCATCACCTGCCAAAACCATCACATAGACTAATTTTCTAAGAGTGAGTGAAGATGAGAACAGAGTGGAGAGATAAAATCTCTTCACTCTTTCTTTTTAAATCAATTTTATTATCAAATCAATCAATTTTAATTAATGAAAAAGTTATTAATCGGCTTAATTATATTAGGCACCATCACTATGAGCTGCAACAAAGGCAATAATTCCACTGACCAGAATGTTTTATCAAAAGATGTTGTGGGAACTTACAAGCAATTTGTTTATAGAGTTGGCTCTAACTCATTTACCACTACTGTCACAGCTAATGCAGATGGTACACTCAGAATGAGATTTAAGGATTGCTGTAATCCAGAGTATATCTTCACCAAAATAAAGCTGGCACCGGATTTAACCTTCACCCTGAATGAGGTCTTTGCAAGAAAGAACTACAATGGTTCAGCAGGAACTCCAAACCAGTGGGTAGGAAAGGGTTATTTTGGCCACAATACCATCTATCTTGATTTCAAGTGTATAACCTGTTATGACAGGCTTCTAATTGATGGTGTCAAATAAAAAGCATTTTTTAAATCAATTTCAATAATTAATCATGTCATCACATTTTGATACATCAATAGAAGACCTTGATCTCAGTGTCAGGTGTTACAATATACTAAGACACCATCTTAAGATCAACATATTAGGTGATCTTACCAAACTCACTGAAAAGGAGGTTATGCAGCATAGGCACATGGGATTTAAATCACTTGAAGAAATAAGAACACTAATGTCTGAAGCAGGATTATCCTTCAAAGAAATTCCACCTGTAGATAAAATAGGCCAATTGATATCCTCTGGATACATCACCATTGATGAACTCAGAGACTATCTAAACCGCAATACAAGTATTCTTTAAATCAATTCAATAATCAATCAATTTTAATTTTTATGCAATCAGTTAAAAAGCCTAAACAAGCAAAAGCATCTGTTATGTCACCAGAGACATTAGCATCAATCAAGAAACAAATTCGTAAATTTCACAGGGTATATGAGAAACTCTCAGGATACTGGAATGGCCCATATAAGGTGTTCCCTCATGTAGTTGCCAGCTCTGTCCTGTTACAGAATGCCAGCTTTGATGGATCATTCAACAGTGACTACTCTCATGAGAATGAAGTACACACCCTTTATCAAATCCTGGATCTCCTGACCACTATGAGAGATTATCATGGCAATGAAGACTACATGATCACTTATGCCCATAATGAACTCAGTGACATTATCAATTATGCAGAGATGGCAGATATTTGTGCAGATGAACCAAAAGATTTAGTAGGAATACTATAAAAAAGTTGGAGTGCCAACAATTAGAGTGTTTAGAAGAATAAGGAAGAGTATTTCTATACTCTTCCTATATTTAATCAGTCATTCATTACTAAATCAATTAACATCATGATCATGAAAACAATTCTCATCATATTGGCCATACTCTGTCTGTGCTTTGTTGACTCCTATATTATTATGGGAGGAATTGGTGTATTATTATTAGCAATGGTAGTAGTCCTTGATGCAATTAACACAAGACACAGAGAAGATAATAACAAAAAGCCTTAAACTTACTTTACTGGCATAGTAAAGATTAAAATTGGTGATTTAAATAAGCGGGATATCTCTATATCCTGCTTTTTTCATTATTTTCTATCTTTATGCCTAAATTAACCAGCCATGATGAAGCACATCTGCAAAAATTGCTGTATCAAATTTGACAGCTACAAGTTCAATAAATGTCCTGATTGCAATGAGCCTGTATTTCAAGAGTGGGGAGCAGAGAAATGGGGTGGGCCTGATACACAGAGAATACTCAATGCCAGTCTAAATATCAATGCCATTCCTCAATACACTGATTTTGATCTTGCTGTATGGCAGCAACAATTAAGTACAACAGGTATTCAAGTCATAAACACTGATGCCAATGGTATGATTCATGAATACCCGGAATCCTCAACATCCACACAAGTCCTATCAATCAGTGAAATCAGGGAGCAGTATGGAGAGCAGGTTTCAGTTGTTGATTACATGAGAATGCAAAATAGCGTAAGAGACCAAATGAATGCTGCATTAGGCATTCCAGAAACAATTTTAAATAACAATACCCTTCATGAGCAAGTGAGGGATATACAAAACGGATTACCAAATGACTAACTTAGAAAAAGCCTGTCTCTTTCTTATAGGCTGCTATTTTTTATATCATTATCTGAAAATGTGGAATGACAAAACAAATAGAGAACATGAAGATGCCAGAAGAGAGAGGATGAGATGGCCAAAGACAGATGAGACAGTAAAAATCAAAAAGCAACAAGAGCAAAACTAAATTATCAACTCACAACCTACAGCTCCCACTGTTTTACCTGAAGCCACATAGTCTCAGCTGGAACTCCAGTTGAAACTATGCTCCTTCAGGGTAAACCTGGGGCCTATGTAGGGTAGAAGTTTAAAAAAATACACCATGTCAAGTCAATCACCATATTTTATAGACATAGATGGCCAGCAATTTTTTGTATCCAAAGACAAGCCTGAAGTAGGTAACTTCATTTTAAACCTGAAAACTAACTATTATGGTATAGCAGGTGATATATATGGAGAGTATGTTGTTATTCAATGTGAGTGTGGTCAATGCCCACTTGAATACAGAACCAGAAAGCTGAAAGACTATGTAAAAATTGTGCCTGTTAAACCCACCAACAATTAAAATCATCAATTATGCCCAAATATCATATCCTGTTCAGGGATAAAAGACAACCTGATGTAGTAAAAGGTGAAACCTTTGAGACATTAGATGAAATGACAGCAATGGAAGAGCTATATACCAAGTATGGAATCCATCTGGTATTCATGTCACTGTATTCAATAGAGGAGCTGCCAACATTATTCAAATACCATAATTTTGAGCCTCTCATCAAAGTAGCAGACCTTGAAGATAAGCTGGAAGCAGAAAATATTTCAAAGTTATCCCCTTAATGTGTAAGTGCACATGTATCCTTAGTGATATCATCCCACAATAAGCATTAAACGGTAAAAATGAGAGATATCCCATCAATTCTCTTGTTTTTCGATTTTTTCAAAGTTGATGGACTTAATAAGTCTTCTCAGGTATTGGTGTAATTTTGACTCTAGTAACCCTTGAAAAGGTGAAAAGTTATAGCACAGTTGAAGACTTTTTTTAAAGCAAGTAATTAAAGAGCCTGTTTGTTCAGGAATGTTGATACCACGTAAAAGGCCAGTGAGTTGTTACACTGGCCTTTCTTTTTGTGCTTTTCCATCCACACCCTATCAACCCCCACTAATTCCAGCAGCACTATACCTAATTGCTTGCAGTAAGCGAAGTTCCCAGAGTATTGGGAATTATTTCTGGATAAAATGTGTACACAATTAGCTGATCAATATAATCATTTCAAAAAGTCGAATTTTTTAAATCTCAACAAAAACAAAAATTAAGTTTTATGCAAACAACATCCCCAACAGGTGTAGTAACTACTATCACCTCAAGCCAAGTAACCCTTGACAAAGTTTCTAACAATGGTGAGTTCCAGAAGAAAGGAACTCTGACAGCACAGATCAGGCAAACTGTGGAAACACTGTCCCAGTACCCTTCTAAAAAGACTGCCTCCAACATGCAGGACAATTTCTTCAGCAATGATGAATTTGGTTTTGGTACACAGGATTTTAAATCTGTGGAAAACCGGGTAGCATGGATTTTAGTGCCTGAAGGTATTTCTGTTGCAGAAGTACAGGCAAGGATTGAGAAAGCCAATGCAAATGGAGCCTGCATTTATAAGGCTTTGAGCTGCAGGCCAATTCTGGATGAGAACCAGTTGTATGCCATCACAGCTAAATTAAGGACACTGGATGATTTTGCAGCTACACAAGCTGTGAGATATCCTGAAAATCCTACAACCATTGCTGATGGTACTGCTGGCAAACTGGTGCTTGACAAAGCTGGAAGAGTGCAATATCGCAGAACCTTCTTTTGGGGTTCTCCTAAAGCTGATGTGGATGCAAGACACATTGATACTCCCTATGTGTCAGCATTACTGGAAGCGGAGCTTTCTGGTGCTTCTGTTATGGCAAACCAGACCATTTAATTGTGTAGTCCTCTATTGATCAGTGAATGAAGGTGTGTGGGTTTAAGCTATCGTGATATTATTATCACGTAACTTAGCCCACCCCTTTATTTTTATTACTACTGTTATTTCAAAAACTTTAATCTATGGGCACAGAAGTCAAAAAATTATCTCCCAATGCTGAAAAAGCGGAGATCAAAGCATTCCCGGAAAACTTGTTAAAGAAAGTGTTTGATAAAGATGATAACGTCTTATTTGGAAGCAATTACACTAAGGGTAAGGTCTCCTACAATTATATACCAGCAGAGTATATGACCACAGGAAGACCATTTATAATTCATACCAGTATATTATATGATGGTAAAGGCAATAAGGATTTACCTGAAGATAGCCTGATTATGACATATAAGGAGCTGAAGACTATGTTTCCGGATAATGAATTCACTGACTAAAGTTACTGGTCAGGTTCAAAAGGTGAATTATGGTTTCTGTCATGGTGTACCATAGTATAGCCTGATTAAGCCTGACCTTTTTTTTTAAATTACTAATCAGAAAATCAATCAAATGGCAAAGACAAAAAAGAAAAAACCAATCCCTCCATTTAAGAGGAAGTCACAGACAGTGAAGATTACTCCTAAGAAGAGTCTCATTGCTGAAGCTAAAGCTGGAATCAAAAAATTAATCAAAGAGGCAAAGGACAGGAACTATGCTAAGAATATGGTCATTATCAAGTTCTGTGGAGGCAAGGTCTCCAATCCTACAAAAGAAACAGATTTGCTTATAGCCTTCAGGATATGTCTGGCTAAAGCTCCCAAGACTAAGTTCTATACTACCAATTCTGTTATGCAGGATATTGTACTGCTCTCCAATGTATCAAACATGAGAAGCAGATTTATAACGTCTCTCATTGCCTATGATATGGCTAATATGCGCAATGCCATTTATGATTTCATTATCTGGTTTAATTCTAAAAATAAATAATCATGGCAGCACCTACTAAAGCTGAAATAGCAAGACAGAGAAACTGGCTCAAGGCAAGGATAACAGGGCTGATATTTGTTGTTCCTAAAGAGTGTGTCACTGAGCATGAGAGGAATATCCTGAAGGCTATTGATGAGGCCAGGAAAATATTACTGGAACAATGGGAGTATAGTTCAAGGGAGCTGGATATGAAAATTAAACCACAAAAAGACAGATTCAAGGAGGACTAAATCATGACAACATTATCATTAATCACTATCATTTACCTGCTCACAGTATGTGCAGGCATCCCCATTTCAAGAGCTTATTTCAAAGAGTCAGAGATCAATACTTATGGCAATAACAGGATGAAGATGGCCACTGTATTTGGTTTACTGCCTCTTGTCAATCTCTGTACCATATTCATAGCTACTATGTACTACTTCAGGAAAAAGAGAATAGCTAAGATAGTGGATGGTATAGCTGAAGAATACAAGGATTATCCTGAACTCTACGAGATAATGAGAAAGATATCAGTGGATGTAAAAAAAGACTTAACCAATTTAAACAAGAACTACCATGCTGACACAACATCAACAGGAGAAATTCACAGAGGCTCTGGAAGCTCTGGGCAGGCACAACAGGATACTGATTAAGGGGAGTGCAGGGGTAGGTAAGACATTCTTTGCAGGGGAATTAGTAAAGTATCTCCTCAAGGATAGAACTGTGTGGCCTTATAGACAGAATAATGGTTTGGTTTATGTTACAGCCCCTACTAATAAAGCCCTCGCAGTGCTCAAGACTAAGGTATCCAGTCCAGTTAATTTCTGCACTATTCACAGTGCTCTTAAACTGGCTAGATGGGTAGACAATAAGACAGGGCAGGAATGTTACAAGCAAATGTTCAGTAAAAAGGATGAATTCTCCAAATGTAAATTTGCTGTAATAGACGAAGTATCAATGCTTAACTCACAAATTGAGGGAGGAGAGATCATCAATGAGGAAGGTGAAAAGGAATATCTTGAAGGTTATTTGGATGACTATGGAATTCCAATCATCTATATAGGAGATGATAAGCAAATTAATCCAGTAGGCGAGGTATCATCTCCTGTATTCCTGAAAGATTATCCTGTCATAGAACTGACTGAGATAGTAAGACAGGGTGCAGGTAATCCTATTATTGAATTAAGCAGGGATCTGGACATGATATTTTTTAAGACTCCATTTCTCATTGATGGCAAAGGATATGTCTATGATGATAACAGGGAGAGACTGATAGAGGATTTGGCTGAAGTCAATGGCACTGATGATATGAAATACTTAGCATGGACTAACAGGGTGGTAGATGAAATGAACAGGTTAGTGAGGCAGCGCAGATATGGTAATCCAAAGAAGATTGAGAAGGATGAGACCATAGTGTTTAATTCTCCTTATGGCAGCTTCTACACTAATAAAGAGGAGAAGATTGTGGATGTTGCTGTTGTCACTGATTATATCTGTGTCCCCAAGCAGGCTACTAAATATGACAGCATGAATCAGCCCATGAGTGCTACTGACAGGATCAAGATGAAGTATTACAGGATCAATGATGCCTTCAATGTGATTCATGAAGAGTCAGAGGCCATGTTTGATCATGTATTCAAAATCTTGTCCAATAACTGTGCAAAGCATGGATGGGGATACAGAGGCAAGACATTCTTCAAGGAGCAGTTTGCAGATATTAAGTACAATCATAGTATAACAGTGCATAAATCCCAAGGCTCAACTTACAGACAAGCAGTATTAAACATAGGAGACATGATGATGAATAAGAATGCAGAGGAGAGAACACGCTTACTTTATACCGCAGTTACCCGCAGTTCAGATTTGGTTATTTTAAACAACGTCAAATAATATAAAATGAGTGTAGATGTAGCAAGCAATAGCAGGAGATACAAAATGATCTACCAGCTTAATAAACTATTTGGATTCAGAATGCCTATTGATGGGCCATTGTCACTGGTCACCCACCAGATTGAGATTGATCTCATAAAGCTGGATAATATGCTGACAGAGCATGATTCTGATTACAATGGCAAGATAACAAGATATAAGGGTCTTGATAATATATCCATGAGTGCCTATATCAGGATTAAGTTTGGAGAGGAGGCCCATGTCATGATTCAAAAATTAATTAACTACAAAGACAAAAATCAAAGCAATGACAGTACACAAAGAAGTCCTCCCCATGCTGGGAGAAACAAAAGGGTATAAATTACCGGAGGATTATAAAATTCTCAAGGTTGACTTTCAGAAGGGCATTGGAGTATTCTGGTATGCATTTGAAGAGAAGCTGAGAGTGGGAACAATTCCAGTAATTATCAGAGCCATTGGTACAGGGATACCAGAAGAGGTATTCCCTGAAGACTATCTTGGGACACTGATGATACTGGATGATAAAATTGTAATTCATTATTTCAAAGCCTAAAACTAAAACTATGGATGCAACTGTAGAAATCAATGCCATCTGGCTATGTCTCATTGCCCTGTTCTTAGCCTGCTTGGTCACCTTTATTATCATATTAAGAATGATTGATAAGATGAAGAATACCCTGCATTTAAGAGCTGAGATAGATTATGTCAGGCTGGCAAGAAAAACTTTGGAGGAGGAGATGGAGGAGGAGTTACATGGAGAAGAAAAGAAGATATCAGAACTGTATGCTCAGAAATTAAGAGAAAAATTCAGAGAAGCTCCTGTAACTCCTATGCTCACAGAGGAAGAAGACCAGCTCATTAAACGTTTCTATGAAAGTGGATTTACAAAACCAGATCAATAACACATTAAATCAACAGTTATGTTCAGATTAAGAAGAATCAAAGACAAATTCAACCTGATTATTATGAGTATCAACAACAAAGAGCTATGGACTAAGAATTTTACTACAAGACAGGCAGCTTATGCAAGTGCACAGGCCACTCTCAGGGTGTTGAACTCAAGCTCAGCCCTGTTTCAGGATGATAGCAATTCTATTACAGGGCCAGTGATCTACAGGGTGACCACAACATCTATTTCTCCCACCAGACAAAAGCCAAGAAAATGAATGCAAGACTAATCAAGCCTGATGGCACAGAGGTGGAGATTAAGCCTGCTAACAGCAAGTGGTTCAGCTTTGATGAGCTGTATAAGCACATGGAATGTGACATGATTGAAGTAGTGTGGAAGACAAAGGAGAAAGGGATGATCATGATTGTAGATGAAGATGGAAGATTTAAGAAGTCTGCTCCTAATCCTAAAGCTACAGCATTAGTGACTTTACCTATCCCAGTCATGTTAGTAGGTAATGTTGTTGTCTGCCCCAGATCAATGTTCAAGTAACTAAAAAACTTTTACTATGAATTACAGTGTAGTTGACCTTGAAAGTGATGGCTTACTGGATACTATTACCAAGATACACTGTGTTTGTGCCACAAGATTCAGAGATGGTAAAGAAGAACAGTTAGTTCTGCTTAACTATGAGGACATGAGAAGGTTCTTTGAGGAGGAGGAAGTAATAGTAGGTCATAACATTATTGAGTTTGATATTCCAGCAGTGAAGAAGATTTTGGGAGTCACTTACAGGGGCAGGGCTATTGATACTTTGGGACTATCAAGATATATCCATCCTGAAAGAGATTCACATGCTCTGGGAGAGTGGGGATATGATCTCCATATTGAAAAGCCTCCCATAGATGATTGGACTAATCTGGAGACTGTGGATTATGTCTTCAGGTGCAGTGAGGATGTGAGGATCAATGTGGCCCTGTTCTATAATCTCATTTATCATCTCAGGTTGATCTACAATGATAACAGGGATGATATTGACAGGCTGATAAATTACCTGATGTTCAAGATGGAGTGTGCAAGAGAGCAGGTAGAGATGAGATGGAAACTGGATGAACAAGCCTGTAGGGATAATCTGGCTCATTTGGAGGATGAATATCAGAAGAAGAAACAGGCAGTGTCAGCCCTCATGCCTCCTGATATCAAATACAAGCTGGTGGCAAGGCCAAAGACATTGTATAGAAAGGATGAGAGCATATCAATAGCAGGGCAAAAATGGTTAGACCTGCTTGAGCTTAAGGGATTGCCATCTTATCACATGGGAACAATACAGGTAGAGCATAGCCGCAAACCTGGGAATCCAAGGTCACATCAGCAGATAAAAGCATGGCTATTTAGTCTTGGGTGGGTTCCTGACTTATATAAGTATATCAGGGAGCTGGATGGTTCCATGAGAAGGATACCACAGATCAGCACTCCTGAAGCTGAACTCACAGAGAGTGTCATGGAACTGGTGGAGAACATGCCAGAACTGGGAGAACTAAATGGTCTCTATTCCATTGGAAGCAGGATGGGAATACTACAGGGCTTCATAAGGGATGTGGATAAGGATGGGTATTTAGTGGCAGGCACACAGGGCTTCACCAATACTTTAAGGTTTCAACATGCTGTCTTGGTCAATCTGCCAACTTCAGAAAAACTATATGGAGAATATGTGAGAAGCTGTTTAATAGCCCCCAGTGAGGATTATGTCCTCTGTGGCTCTGATATGAAAGGATTGGAGGATAATACCAAGAGGCACTACATGTACTTCTATGATCCTGAGTATGTAAAGGAGATGATGGAGGATGGATTTGATCCACATCTGGATATCGCAGTGCTGGCAGGGATGCTGACACCAGAGCAGGCTGAAGAGCATAAGTTATATGAAAGGACAAAGGGAAAAGAGGGTGTCAGTCACAAGCCCATTAGAGCCAAAGCAAAGAAGGTAAATTTTGGTGGCATATATGGTGCAGGGGTGGCTAAACTGGCCCTGACAGGAGGCTTTTCAATGTCTGAAGCCAAGAAGCTCTATGTGACATACTGGAAGAGAAATTGGTCAGTGAAAAGAGTGGCTGAAGATAGCATTACCAAGACCATAGGAGAGCAGATGTGGCTATTCAATCCAGTATCACAACTGTGGTATAGCCTAAGAGCCTTCAAGGACAGGTTCAGCACTCTGAATCAGGGAACTGGAGTCTATTGCTTTGACTGCTGGATAAAGAAAGTAAGAGCAAAAGGCATTAGAATCTGTGGCCAGTTCCATGATGAGATCATCTTTCCAGTTAAGAAAGGAGAAGAGGAGTGCACTAAAATTAAGTTACTGCAGGCAATAGATGAGGTAAATGAGCAGCTAAAGCTCAATGTTAAGTTGGGTATTAGTATTGATTTTGGTAATAATTATTCTGAAATACATTAAACATGGAAACAAGAATCTGGATTAGTGGCAGGTATAGGACTATTGATCCTGATGAGCCAGTACTATCTACAAGAGCTATCACTTCATTCTGTGCCTTTAATGGCCTAAGAAATGCCTTAGTAAGATCACAAGGTGGGTGGTATATCATATCTAAGGAAGGAATAATGACAAGAGTAGCAAGGACTTTATATCTTATTTCATTCAGGGAGCTATACCATCTGCTAAAAGATAATTAGTTATCCACATTTGAAAACAACAAAAAATACACTTTAAGTACCCTAAAACAACAAAACATGACACATTCAAATTTAATGAGGTTATCGGAGATACTTCATGCCAAAGAAAGTATTAAATTGCATGCCCAGGAAATTCTTGACATAAGGATAGCTTTAGATGAGGTTCTGACTGATGAGGAAAAGGTCAAGATAAGCTATCAGATTAAGGATAGAGTTCAGATGGAGGCAAAGGAGGCATTTGTAGCCAATGGTGGATGGGGTTCTGTCTATATGGCTACAGGATCAGGAAAATCTAAGATAGGAGTAGATTTAGCAGTTTATGATTACAATGTCTGTAAAGGAGTTAGGCCATCCAAAGTCCTGATAGTGGTTCCAACTGAGAAGCTGAGAGATGAGAATTGGAAAGAGGAATTTGAGAAGTGGGAGGCAGGTGAGGTATGGAATACAGTAGAAAGGACATGCTATGCCTCATTGAACAAGTATGAGGGCCAGCATTTCACTTATGTGGTACTGGATGAAGGGCATAATGCCACAGATAATAATGTGGTGAAGTTCTTTGCACAGAATACAGTGGATCATTGCATGGTGCTGACTGCTACCAAACCAAGGGGAGTGGATAAAGAAAGGATATTTTCTGACTTGAAGTTCTCCTGTGTTTATGAACTGACACTGGATGAAGCAGTGATGCTTGGAATAGTAGCTCCTTATGATATCACCATTGTGACCATGTATCTTGACAGTGTGGATAAATATATAGAGGGAGGATCAGCAACTAACAGATTTTTTCAGACAGAGAAATCAAGATATGAATACCTTAGCAGATCAGCATTCTCCAGACCAACCAAGATGGGATTTATTCAAAGAATGAGATTTATTTATGATCTACGAAGTAAGACTAAAGCAGCAAAGCTAATCCTTGAACATATCATACCAAAAGAGCTGAGAACATTGATATTCTGTGGTGGTAAAAAGCAAGCAGTAGAACTCTGTGACAGGACTTATTTCTCCAAGCCATCCCTGCCAAAGAAGCTACCAAATAATCCTTCAGCAGCCAAGCTGGATAAATTTGTGAAGGATACTATAGAATATGAGCAGATGATGAAGGTATATGAAGGTGATGCAGCCTTTGATGATTTCAAGAGTGGGATCATAGACAGGATGGCTTGTGTTGATGCTCTGAATGAAGGACATAACCTGAATGATATTGATGTGGCTTTTGTAGTGCAACTCAATAGAAATGCAAAGAACCTCATTCAGAGAATAGGAAGGGCTATCAGGTATAAGCCGGGGCATAGAGGCAAGATTATAATATTGTGCGTGGAAGATAGTATGGATAAAGAGTGGGTGAAATCAGCTACAGCAGGATTTAGTGTGGCTAACATCACTACAGTGGAATTGTCAAGGTTGAGGTTGGAGTTGGATACTATATCCTTTTAGAGTAAATCAACAATTAAAATACCAATTATGGCAAAGACAACGGAAATGGTAATTACCACGAAGTATGCAGTCTTCTGGACAGAAAGGAAAAGAACAGACAATGACATCACCACTGAATTTGATTACTACTCAGTATTCATTGACAGTGACTCTGCTGGAAACAGTTTGGCAGCAAAGCAATTTTACAGGGGTAAGCTGGAGTTAGATGAAGTGACTTCAGCTCACCTCTGTATCATTATGGAATCAACTGATTATACACTGGATGCTAAAAAGCTTTTAAAGGAGAGGCTTAACCAAAAAGAACAGCAGGAGGAGGAGATTGATGATAGCAACATGATTTAAAATCACATCACATCAAAAATCAAAGCAATGGAATTTAACCCCGAAGTCATTGAACTATTAAGAGTCCATCATATCAACAGAGATGAGGGACTTTTATTTTTATTGGGCATCTATCACAACCTGGATGTGGATAGGTTAGTCCCAGAGGAAACACTAAGAGGCATTAATCTGACTAAAATCGTAGAGAAGGAGTATGATAGCAGGCAGATAGTGTGGAATATGCCTTTGTTCAAGGGTATTGAATTTTCTTTTGCATGGGTAGAAGATTGGATAGCTGGATTTGGCAGGATGAACACTGAAAGAAAAGGGAGCTACAGGGATGCTGTAGACAGGATGAAGGCTTTCTTTGCCAAGTATCCTGAGTACAGGAAAGAAGATGTGTATGCAGCAAGAGATTTATATTTCTCTGTGACACAGCCTAAGTTCTGTATGAAGTCTCACAAGTTCATTTTTGATGGAGCAGGGGCAATGAAGAAGAGCACACTGTTGGAGTATTGTGAGAAGGTAGCTCATCCCGGAGACCCTGACACTAATGTTAAAGGAGAAATCTTATCATGAGCAACTTTATTGAAACCTACAAAAAGGGCAGACAGGGTAAGAGTTTTGGATTGACCACTGGGATAAAGGGATTGGATAAAGCAATAAACGGGCTTCAAAGAAAAACAAGCATAGGCTTGGCAGCAGCACCTAAATGCGGGAAGACTACACTGTGTGATTTCAGTTTTGTCATTCATCCCTATTTACAATGTTTGGCATTAGGGATACTGGATAAGGTGGAGTGGATCTATTTTTCTTATGAGATTGACAGGGTAAGCAAGGAGTTTAAGTTTGCAGCATTCTTCATGGCTCATGATCATGGTATCTACAATTATGTGTACAAAGAAAAGACCTATGCTATGAGTGATGTTTACCTGAAGGGGCAGCAATTGCATGAGAATCCTGATGGCACTCTGGAAGTAGTACAGGTAAGTGATGAGCACTTTGAGATACTGAAGAAGGTCTATGATGAAAGGATCATTCCTTTATTTGGAGAGTATGCTGCTGATGGAACAATGTTGAAGGCTGGTAAGATTCACATCATTGAAGAACCAGAGAATCCTACAGGGATTAACAAGTTCCTGCTGCATCATGCTGCTACACAAGGGAAGTTTCTCTATACTACTTACTGGACTGTGGATGATCAGGGTAACAGGGTGCAAAGACAGAGAGTTTCAGGCTATGTTCCCAATGATCCTGATAAGTTTACCATTGTCATTACAGATCACATCAGGAAGCTGAGAAGAGAGAGAGGCTTCAGCATGAAGGAGAACATTGATAAGTATTTGGAGTACTCTACTATCATCAGGAATTTATGTGCATGGACTTTCATTCATGTTATTCACAGTAACAGGAATTTAGCCAATGTAGATAGACTAAGGATGGCAGGAGAGCAGGTATTCCCCACTGCTGATGATTGCAAGGACAGTGGAAATCCAGCAGAGGAGTGCACTATATTCATGACCTTGTTCAATCCCGGAGATGAAAAGTATAATTTAAAGAAGCACATGGGAGTAGAGTTGAAAGAGAATCCGCATTACAGGAGCATTCACATTACAGAATCCAGAAATACCAAGTGTCCTGCCCATATCCAGACAAACATGTATGGAGGTATCAGCACCTTCACACCATTATTCAATAACCAAAAAACAATCTAAGACAAACTATGGCAAAAATCAGAAGCATTTGCATTGACACTCTGACAGCTATACAGAGTGATGAGTTTATGGCAGATAGAAGAAAGCCGGGTCATGATCAATGGAAGGATTATGGTCAGACCATTTACACCTTCATGGCTACTTTACAGGATTTTGGGTTTGAGAATATACTGATATTAGGAGAGCCGGGAACTGGAAAGAGTTCAGGCCAGAGGACACTTCCTCATGATTCCAATATCTGGTATAATGCGGATAACAAGAATCCTGTCTGGATAGGAGGCAAGGAGGAGTATGGCAAGAAGACAGAGCCAAGACCAAGGTATCATGTCATTCCACAGACTTACACAGACATCATTACCCATGTCAAGATAGGTCTTGACAATGATGGATTTGAGAAGGACAGGTATGCATTTATTTTGGGTCATACTGAGACCTATAAAGTTGGCAATGATACCAAGGAAAGGCTAAAGATTTTAGGAAAGCTGGGCACCAAGATGCAGTTGGAGGGCAAGATGGAAACTGTATTATATTCAAGAGTGGAGATGGATGGAGGAAAGCCAAGTTTCATCCTTGAGACTCAGAACAATGGCTTTAATACAGCAAGAAGCACTATGGGATTGTTTGAAGGCAAAATTGAAAATGACTTCAATATGATCCTTGAAAAATTGGCTACTTACTAATTCATGATTTGATAACCACATTGTAAACAAACAAAAATTGTATAACATGGCAACAGAAAAAAAACCAATCTCTATTAAGGGAGTATTGCAGGATTTAACAGATGGTCTTGACAGGCCAGCTATTGCAGCAAAGTATGGTATCACACTGGCTGAAGCTAAACAGTTATTCCAGCATCCTGCTCTTCTGGGAAAGAAAACCCGTAAGCCTATGACCTTTACCATCATTGATGATGCTCCACCACCCATTGAGAAGAAACCAAAGATTCCACGCAAGCCTAAAGATGAAGGTGCTATTGCCCCTGCTTCCAATGGTGCAAGTGAAGCTCCAACATTGCAACTGCAGGCTGAAGCTGTAGCTGAAGCTGAAGAACAGAAGCCTAAAGCTGCTGAAGCTGCACCTGCTGCTGCCAGTCAAGACCCTGTGGAAGTGAAAAAGGGATTATGGTAAGATAAAGCAAATAAACATCGTAATTTTTAATTTTTAATACGTATTAATGATGAGTGATCAGCAATTACCAACAGGAACCACTGCCCCAGCGGGGTATGGTTACCAGACAGATGAAGTGAAAATCAGTCCATTTAATTTTGGAGGAAACTTTGGTGTAACCAATCTCATAAAGTTTGAATGGATTCCCAATGGTGGGGCAAGTGGAGCTGAACAGGAAGCTCTGGATGTGACTTTTGTCATCAACAAAGTGGAGAAGAACTACAGGATGTTTCCTGTGACCAAGGCATTCCTGCCTGATAATAAAGGGGAGACCATTGACCCTAATTCAGCAGAATTTAAGGATGCCATGCAGGATTTCAATGCAAGGGTGACCCATATCCTTCATGCCTTTATGGAGAGTGAAGCTATCCAAGCAGGTTTGGCAAGACCCATTTCCAGCTTCAAGGAATTCTGCCAGATAGTAATGTCAATGCTGCCCAAGAACTACAAGGAGATTAACCTTGATATCTTCCTGCAGTTTCAATGGCAGATGAGTGAAGGACAGGAAAGAACTTATCTGGAGATTCCAAGAAAGATGAAGTATGGTGCATGGTTGAGACCTGCACAGCCAGGGACATGGGTAGAGAAAAGAGCAGAAGGTGTAATCACAGAACAGACAAAGAAAGCTCTGTGGTATGTTAATGAGAAAGGTGAAGAACATCCATTTGTTAAAAATGGCTGGTTCATGACAAGTAACTTTGCTCGTCAACAGAGAGTTGGTGGTGCAGTTAATGGTACTGATGCAGCATCAGCAAATGCAGCAGCAGCTACTCAAGCTGCAGGTTCAGCTCAGAAATCTGCGTGGTAAAATTAGTTCAATAGGTGAGGGAGGGTAGCTAACAAAGAGAAGCTACGTGGCTCTTGGTTGAGAAACTCAAGAAAGGACTCACCTATTGTTCTTTTAAATCTCTAAACTATGTATGGCTATGAAGGTCTTATTGAATTAACCCCTGATCAGATACTACAGAAGATAACACAGCAGCAGATATTTGAATTTGTGCTAAAGAAGCAGTTTGATTTCAATGATAGATACCTATCTCCATTCAGAGAAGATAAGAGGCCAGATTGCAGGTTTGAACAGAGACCTGATGGGACTATAGTATTTGTAGACTTTGGAGAGAAGTTCCTCCACCCCAATAAAACTCACAGAAGTGCATTCAGGATGGTCATGGATAAGTTCAATGTCACCATGCATGGGGCAATAAGACTACTATGCAAGGAATTTAATTTGTCCATTTGTAAAAGTGACTATAGTGAAGAGGGAATAGTAAAGTATGATAGGATGGAGAAGTCCTTTATGCCAATGGAGTATGAATCAAAGCCATTTTCAAGAGCTGACATTATTCACTGGTCACAGTTCCTTATCAAGCCTGAACACCTCCTTTCAGATAATTCCTATGCTGTCAGGAGGTTTACTGTTTTAAAGGATGGAAAGCTCAAGCAGATTAACATATACCAGTATTGTTATGTATTTGATTTTATTGACAGGAAGAAGTTCTATCAGCCTTACAGCATCAAGTACAGGTTCATCACCAATTGTGATGAGAACAATATTGGCAACTTTGATAACCTGCCTCCCAGTGGTGAAGAGTTGATCATTCAAAAGAGCTACAAGGATCATAGGGTCTTAAGGAATTTGGAGTGGGGATTGAATGTGATATGGTTTCAGAGTGAAGGCTGTGTGCCAGAGAGGGAGATATTAGTGAACCTCACACAGAGATTTAAGCTCATCACCATCTTCTATGACAATGATGTGGATGGGATAATAGCAGCCATGAAGCTATGTGATATTTTTAATTCTATCAGACAAGGGTGCTGTAGGATGGTTCATTTACCAGTATTTATTTCAAGAAAATTAACATGGAAAGACCCAGGGGAATTCATTAACAAGGAAGGTAAACAAGATTTATTCACCGTATTAAAACAAATTGGAATTTATGAAAGTGGAAATGGGAAATGAAGATTTATTTGCGAAGAAACCATTATATCCTATTAACACATTGATGCCAGTGTATGAGAGATTTGTAGAAGAACAAAGAAAGATTGGAAAGTATGCTCCATCTGCAAAGGAGTTATTTTATTACTTGATAAAACAATCTGAAGATGATCAACCAAAACCCAGAGCCAAAAAAGGCAGAACTGCCTTCCATCATTCATGAATCATGGCATGAATATCTGCAACCCTTATTTGAAGACAAAAAGATGGAGATCATGAACAGGGACATTATTCCAAGAACTCCATTCTGTCCCAAAGGTGAAGATGTATTCAAGGTGTTCAGGATGCCAATGCAGAACATCAAAGTGGTCATACTGGGACAAGACCCTTATCCAAATGGAGAAGCTACAGGTTTAGCATTTGCTTCAGAAACTTTTACTCCTTCATTGAAGGTTATCTATGGTGAAATAGCCAGAACCAATGCTCCACTGGCAAAAGTGGATATATGGAGTAATCTTCTTCATTGGGAGGCACAAGGAGTATTCCTGCTCAATGCAGCATTAACAGTAGAATTCAGGAACAGTGGCTCTCACATGGGTATCTGGCAGTGGTTCACCAGAGAAGTGATAAAGATAATAGGGCTTCAGGTAAAACCTGTGTGGATATTATGGGGATCAAAGGCCAAGGCGTTTAAGGATTATATTCCTGACAAGGTTATTGTTGGTGTGGAGACAAATACTGTAGCCAGTGTAAGTCATCTGACCAACTACATCCTTGAAGGGAATCATCCAGCAGCAGAAGCATATCCTGACAGTAAGTACAGGTTTTCAGGATGTGATCATTTTAGAATTTGTAATGGTTTATTGAGCATAAAAGGTAACACAATTATTAACTGGTAAAAATCCAAACAAAAATGAGTGAACAACAAGGCAGTGGCACAGCCACACAGACAGCAAACTCTAACACTAGGACTATCACTACTGTTAGTACAAGAGGGGAAAAGACAGAAATCTCCTTTTCAGGTTCAACTTGGAGTGAACTGAAGAAAATCCTTGATCAAAAGGGATTTGACACTGACCACATGAAATGTGTGGAGAGTACCAACAGGCACACTTTTGAGCATAAAGATGCAGTGGTGCCAAGAGAAAACTTCTTTTTATTCATGATGCCGGTGAAGAGTAAGTCAGGAGGACTCAGCAGGGGAGAGATTTATGAAAGGATCAAAACCCTGATTGAGAGGGATGGAGAAAGGGCAAGGGACTTCTTTACTGTCAATGGTCAGAATTACACAAGGGTGTCCTCTGCTGACCTTGAAGCATTATTGGAGAAGTATTCTCCGGGAACAAAAGCAAAGGCCAGTGCCAGCAAAGCTGAAGCCATCAGTGATGTGGTAAAATCAGTGGGCAAATCTGTAAAGAATGGAGATAAGGTAGAGACCTTGGCTCTGTTACAGGGTTTGACCACAGATGAGAAGATTGATTTGATGGTGGAGTTGCTGTTAGGCTTGAAGCATGGTCAGGAGGAAGTAGTAGCAACTATCAAAGGGCCATCTCCTGAAGAAGCATCAGCTAAAGCAAGAGTGGATGCT